TGACCTGATGACCCAGATCGAGGGTCTGCGCGGAAAGCTCGATGCGCTTGCCACTGCGCATGAGCGCGATCTGATCGCGATCTGGCGCGTGCTTGGCAACTACCACGAGCCGCCATCTTCATCGGAGGCGGTGATCGATGCAGTCCAACTGATGCGCGACGAGCGCCGTCAGCTGCGCGCAAGGCTTGTCGAATGTCGCCCGTGGGTCGGCGTCGTGCCCTACTCGAATACACCGGGATTCTCTGAGATGATCGCGATCCGCGACCTCGCGGACGACACGCTTGAAGAGGTGAAGCCGTGACCGACGAGGTTACGTGCGACGTCTGCACGAGTGCATCCGACTGGGTGTGCCGTCGCTGCTACGACGCGATGTCTCGCGAAGAGAACGCCACGCATGAGCGGGCCCTTGCTGCTGAGTTGCGCGCGCGAGGACGCACCGATGCTACCGACGCGGAGGAGTACGAGTTGCGGCGCGTGCTCACGGGCGCGCTCAATGACGCCATCAGCGCGCAGAAGGCCAAGGCAACGACGGCGGCTGTCGAGCAGGGCCGCAGAGCGTCGGCGTACCGCACGGCAGTCGCGCGCCTTGACGAGCTGCGCGACGCGCACAACAGGCTGCAGTCGCTGCAGGTCGATTACTCGCACGCGCGGATGCTGCTCAAAGGATGGGTCGACTCGCGCAAGACAGGCGACGTCGGCGACGAAGAGTTCTTCCTGCGACGGGCGCAGGAGTATTTCGAGGTGCGCGAATGACGACGCTCTACACCGGCACCTCACCGCTGCCCGTCATCGAGGTCGGGATGCGCCTGCGCGACGGCTGGGGCTGCGTCTGGCGCGTGGTCGAGGTGCTCGACGGCGGGCTGACTGTCGGGCTGCAATCGGCGCGCGAGGGCCGCGTGTGGCTCGATGGCGCGAGCGTGCGTGTGTGGCGGCTGGCCGAGGACTGGCTCACGGAGGCGGTATGAGCGACGACGCAGTGCGAGTGCAGCAGATCGAGGCCGAGCTGCGCGAGTTGCGGCAGACGCTCGGCATCCAGTACGCCGAGCTTCACCGCTGCATGGCGCAGCGCGATGACGCGATGCGGACGCTCGCGCGCGTACAGCGCGAACTGCGGCAGGCGCTCGATGGGCGCGAGTCGGAGTACCACCGCGCAGAGGCCGCGCTCGAGGTGCTGCGCGAGGCGCTTGTCACGCGCAAGGGCGAGACGTGACTGCGGCGCGTGACGTGTTCCGCGTGGCGGGCTCACCGCCGCAGGAGGGCTGCGAGGACGTCGCTGCTGCGTGCGTGGTCTGCGCGCGCGACTGGCCACGGACGCACGCCTACAAGCGCTGGCAGGGCGCATCGTTCACCGATCAAAACAAGCTCATGGGGCACGGGTTGTCGGACCGCATCTGCGAGCCGTGCGTGTACGTGCACTCGTGGGTGCAGCCGCCTGGATACCCGCCTGCGACCGATGGCAAGCGCGGCGTGAATCTGCGGCTGTTCTCACATCTCTACGACGAGCGCGGATACGTCTTCGCGAACAAGGGATCGAAGCCTGTTATTCGCGAGTGGCTGCGCGGGCCCAAGCAAGGCGCGTGGTGGGCCGCGATTGCCGACTCAGGGCAGAAGCACGTCTTACCGTGGGCGCGCGTCAACGCGGCTCGCTGGCGCGGGAATGGGGTCGTGCGCTTTGAGCAGCGCGATGTCGTCGTCGGTGACTGGATGCTGGCCGACATGATGCGCGACCTATTGACGGCCGGCGTCACGAAGGCCGAGCTTGAGACGGGCCAGTACACGCCGCGAGCGTGGCAGTTGGCCGAGCGTGGCGTGCGCGACTTCGAGCGCGAGTACGGACGCGAGCGCGGCGGTGGATGGTACGAGTTGGCGCTGTGGCTTTCACAGCGTGACGAAGAGGCGGTACAGGCGCGTATGGCGCTGGAAAAGGAGTCGAAGAATGCTGGACGAGGCAAAGGCCGACGCGGTGCGGGAAGCGGCAGTGGAGATGCTGTTGGAGTTGCGAGCGGAGTATCTGGCGAACGGCGCGAACGCGATGAAGCACTGGGACCAGTTGCACGACCGGACGCTGATGGCGCTGCGCACGAGCGCGAACGGCGAGCAGTTGACGACGGCGCTGCGCAAGGGGTTGAACCTGAGCGCAAGCAGCTCTCGCTGTTCTAACGCGATCGACCGCTTTGTGCGCGTGCTCGACGCCGACCCGATGTTGTGGCTCGGCATGATGGAATCGGAGATTGGATATCTGATGGCGCGGACACGCGTTGAAGCAGAGCGGCGCAAGGCCGCGCGAGAGGAAGGCAAGTGATGGAGCGTCATCGCATCGAGATTCTGTTGCGCGCAGAGCAGCCCATCGCGCACGCCGAGGGCACCATCGGAAATACGCAGGTTGCGATGCGCCGCAAAGTGCGTTTGCCGAGCGGGCGATGGACGAAAATCCCGTACATCACCGGCGACACCATGCGGCACGGTCTGCGCGAGGCGGGCACGTACGCGCTGCTCGAGGCCGCGGGGATGCTCGACGGCGGGCCGGGGCTCACCGAGGCTGCGCTGCGGCTGCTGTTCTCTGGCGGAATGGTTCTCGGCGCTGCGAACGAGGTCGTGCGCATCGATGACGCGCGCAAGCTGCGCGAACTGATGCCGCATATCGGGCTGCTCGGCGGCTGCATCGGCAATCGCATCGAGCCGGGCAAGATCGAATGCGGCGATGCGATGCTTGTCTGCGATGAGTGGATGCACTTGACCCCTGCGTGGGTGGTCGAGCACTTGACACACGAGGGCGCGGAGACGTCGAGCGCGCGCGAGCACGTCGAGCTCGTGCAGCGCGTGCGCATGGACCCCACGCTAGACACGCGCAAACGCTTGCTGCTGAGCGGCGGCGAGCAACTCAAGACCGAGAATCGCTTGCTCGCTAGCGAGGTCGCCAGCGCGCGCGATGACGCAGCGGGCAAGGACCGCGAGAAGTCGACGATGATGCCATTCACCTACGAGACGCTGAGCGCGGGCTCGCTGTTCATCTGGAGGCTCGATGCGACGACGCACTCGCAACTTGAGCGCGACACGCTTTACGTGATGCTCGCTGCGTTCCTTTCGCGCGCGCGTGTCGGCGGCAAGAAGGGCACGGGCCACGGGCTGCTGGTGCCGATCGCCGCGCGCGGCCTCGAGCGTGACGTGTCAGCAGCGCCCGAGAAGCTCGACGCGCTCGCCGTCACTGGTGACAATCGCGCGCCCGAGATTGCTCGCTTCCGCGCGCACGTCGCGGAGCGGGCTGACGCGTTGAAGGCCATGCTCGAGAAGGTGCAGGCATGAGGCCGCTGCGCGTCGTCGCGACGATGGAGACGCGTCTTATGCTGCCCGTCGAGGGCATTCACCTCGATGCGCTGCTCATGGCCGCGGTCGCACGCCGCGACGATGCGCCGCCGCTCTACACGCAGCGCGACGCCGTCGAGGCGCATCCGCTCGACATACCTATCGCGCTCTCCGATTGCGGGCGCTACTACCTCTGCACGACCAGCCTCGCGCACGTCGAGGCACGCGAGCAGCGCTGGCTGAATCGGCGGTTTCCTTTGCAAGAGGCGGTAACATTCGGCGGGCCGACCATGCGCCGCATCCAAATGTCGGAGGGCAGCTGCAAGGCACACCACATCCCCGTCGAGACGATGCACGTGCGCGAGCTGCACTGGTATGCCATCGGAGACGCGGAGCGCGTGCGCGAGCTGCTGTCGCTGGTGTCGCGCCTTGGCCGTCGTCGCGCTGCTGGCGAGGGCACCGTGCACGCGTGGCGCGTCGAGGAAATGGACGAGACATGGCAGGGCTTTCCGACGCTGAGCGTCGAAGGCGTGCCGATGCGTCATCTGCCGCTCGACGTGCCGGGCCTGCGCGACCACGCAACGCGTATCGGCTGCGTGCGCCCACCATACTGGGCGCGCGCGCGCGAAGAGGAGGTCGCGTGTCCGCTCTGACGCTGGACTGGCGCAAGCGCTATCGCGCATGGGCCGAGGGCGGCATCCACCAGCGACGCGTCGCGATGGCTGTCGACGTGGTCGAGCGTGCGGCATCGCGGGGCTCTGTCGCGATTGCCATGTCGTGGGGCAAAGACTCCGTCGTCGTCGCGGATATCGTGCTCAGGACGCTTGGCCGACGAGTGCCCATATATCATCTCGCGCACGCGTACCCGCTGCCGGGGAGCGAGCACGTCGAGCAGCACTTCCGCTCGCGCACTGACGTCCACGTCGTGCCGCCGAGCCGCAGCGTCGAAGAGATGATCGCGTGGCTCTCGACAAACGGACTCGGCTACGAGAAGACCCGGCGCGAGAAGCAAGCGCGGTCCACGCACAAGAAGGTCGGCGGCACTGAGTGGACGGCCGCGAACGGAATTGACGTCACGATCATGGGGATGCGCGCGGAGGAAGCGCCCGGCCGAAGCGCGCATTTCAAATATCACGGTCTGATTTTTACGCGGCAATCGGGCGTCACGACGGCGAATCCGCTTGCGTGGTGGGAGGCGCGCGACGTGTGGGCGTATATCGCGACACACGATTTGCCATACCACCGACTCTACGACTGCGAGACGCATGGCAAGACCCGCGAAACGCTGCGTAATGGTGGCTGGCTGACTACTACCGGCGCGGGCTCTGGTCGTATCTCTTGGCTCGCGCAGCACTTCCCGGCCGAGTACCGACGCCTTGAGGCGGCATTCCCGCGCGTGAGGCTGTTGCGATGAGCGCGCTCGCCGTGACCTCTGACGACGACTGGCTGCGTCCCTGCGCGACGCTCGATCGCGACGTGCTGTGCGTCGGCACGCCTATCGCGCTCGACGGGTACACGCGCCCGCTCGAACTGCACGAGTGCTCGTGGCTGCACGCGGCGATTAGCGGCGCTCTCGGCCGCGGGCACCAGCCGCGCACCGGGCACACGCGCAGCGACTGGACGCTGGTTCCATGGGCGTGCTCATCAGGCTGGGCCGTCGCGTGGTGGAGCGAGGCCGACGCCGCTGCGTTGTCGATGACCTCGCGCGCATCACGCATCGGGCGACGCGACGTCGCGTTGCGATTCGGCCCGCAGATGCGGATGCACGCGCCACCGCGCTACACCGCAGGCGTTCATCTCGCGCGGCTGACGCTGCGCACGCCGCTTGTCGTGAGCGAGACGCAGAGCGACGGGCGCAAGGTATCGGCGCGCACTGCGGACACGCGCTCGATCACGTCGGCTGCGTGGTCGACGGCGCGCAAGCTCGAGCTGTTCCCCGGTCAGCTGACGCTGTCGGTGCTCGACGCGCGCACCGAATGGGTGCCCGTCTATTACCGAGGCAAGGTCGGGCGCGTTGACGGCCTCATCGGCACCGTCGACCTCGTCTGCGATGCGAGCACGCGCTACGTCCTCGAGGCTGCGTCGCGCGGCGTCGGGCTGGGCGCGCGAGTCGCGTACGGCTGCGGGCGCGTCGAGGTCACTACGCTGGCGCGCTGACGGAAAACGAAAAGCTCCGCATCCCCGCGCTGCGCCGACACGCAGAGCAGAGATGCGGAGCCTACGGGCGCGGGCGAGGATGACCGCTGCCGAGGTGAGATTACAGAGCGGCGATGGTGATCAGCATCGAGCCTTCGAGCGTGCGCGGTGGCGTCGCGTCAGTCGTGATGATCGCGGCCACCGTCCACGACTCGCCGACGCGACCACCGCTGAGCCACACCGTCGCGAGCTCGCCGCTGAAATACGGCGCGTAGGCACCGACGCCCGACGTCAGGTCGACGCCAGTAGTCGCGCTCGCAGTCGTGCGCGTGAGCGTCCAAGTCGCGCTCGCGATGTTCTCGCCGGATGCGAGGTCGAAGCGGAGCGAGTAATCCAAAACATCGCCAGCGAACTTCGTCGTCATGCGGCCTCCACGATGCGAACGGGACTGGTCAGTTCGATCACGCGCTCAGGCTGCACCGCCTCGCGCTCGCGCGGCTGCGCCGGAACGACGTTGTCGCGCGCGACGACCTCAGCGATGAGCGCACGCGGCCACGATGGGACGTCGGTAATGCGCTCCGCAGACGGCACGAACGGGATGTTCGTCGAGTAGCAGTCGAGGCTGCCGAGCGTGATTGCCGCGACGAGGCGCGTCTCGACCTCGCCGTCCGCAGTTGCAGTCAGCGCGCCGAGCGTTGCGTCGACTGTGCCCGCGACGACGACGACGCCAGCGCTGCTACCCGTAAGCGCGCCGAGCGTAGTGGCGAGTGTGCCTGTTGCTGGCACCACGCCCGCGCTGGACGCTGTCAGCGCGCCGAGGGCAGCTGACAGTGCGCCCTGTGCTGGGACGCTGCCAGAGGCCGCTAGCGTGGCTGCGCCGAGTGTCGTCGCGAGCTGCCCGACGACGGCGACCTTGCCCGCGCTCGAGGACGTCAACGCACCAAGCGCAATGGTCGCCGCGCCAATCGCTGGGACGGTGCCCGAGCTCGTCGCCGTCAGCGTACCCAGCATCGCAGAGAGCGAGCCCTGCACCGGCACGACGCCCGCGCTCGTCGACGTCAGCGCACCGAGCGTGACGGCCGCGTCGCCCTCGACGAGCACGACGCCAGCGCTTGCCGAGGTCAGCGCGCCGAGCGTGATCGACGCGTTGCCGCTGACACCAGACGAGACGGTGCCGTCGCTGCTTAGCGTCGCATCGCCGAGCGTGACCGACGCTGCACCGACGACAGGGACGACACCGTCGCTTGCTGACGTCAGCGCGCCGAGCGTAATCGATGCAGAGCCGGTAAGCGGGTCACCAGTGCCAAAGACCTGAAAGGTCGGCAGCAGTCTTGCTAGCGTTCTGTCTAGCGAGGCAGCCATGACACGCTCCTATCAGCCGTTGATGACTTGAAAATCAACCTCAGGAATGCCTGACGATGACGAGTCCGTACTGATCAGCACATAGAACGCTGAATCCGCAAAGACTTCCAGCAACGCACCGACGTCGACTACCGATTGCCTGTCAGCAAGGTTCTGTGCACTTACGCGACCCTCAGCGAGCCGACGCAACACCATCACGTTGAAAGTCCCTGCAGTCGCGACAGTTCCCTGCACGACGTCGACACGCTGCACACCGGAGTCACCTGATTGCAGCGGCAGATTCCAGCATCGGCCAATCGTCGGAGCCGCACCGATGCCGACAGCGCCAGTGCTCCGCGTGCCCGTGCCGCCTTGGTTGGTGTACGTGATCGTTACCGCCTGGTTGCCTGTCGCAGCGGTGACTTGCTCGGCCCAAAGTTCGAGGCCGTTGTAGTCTGTATTCGGTACGCGGGCCGCATAGCTAGGCTGCGTTCCAAGAGTCGTGTTTGCGTTGAACGCGTATGCGCCAGCAACGAACAGCCGGTCAAACAACGCGATGCGGCACGTCTGCGTGTTGGCAAAAGACACGCGGCCGAGATAGCCAGTCGCACCACCGCCGAAGGCACTGACGATCGGATATCCAGCCGTGGCATCTGTCGGCACGAGGCCGTTGACGGTATTGCCAGCGGCGAGCGTCCCTGCTCCGGGCTGGCCTGCAATGTCAAAAAGAGAAAACCACGTGCTTCCCAGTGTGGTTCGATTGGTGGTTTTGGTCCACCGCACCCGCTGCTTGGTTGCTCCGATTAGCCCATCGAGTGTCGTGATTGCCATGTTACCCCTGCAAAATGTCGGCGCGGACTCGGACGAGCTGAGTCCCAGCAGCCCCATTGACACGAGTCAGCACATAAAGCGCAGAATCGGAGTAAACCTGTGGGAGCAGTTCACCGTTGATAACCGATACTTTGTCGAACTCGTTACCAGCAGTAATCTGCGTTTCAGCAAGACGTCGCAGCACCATGATGTTGAACGTCCCGGCTGTCGCGACTGTGCTGACAACGCTGTTGATTTGCTGCACTCCGCTGTCACCGGATTGCAGTGGAAATCGAAAACACGCGTGCGTGCTGTTTGCGGTGCCAAACGTGACGGTGCCGGTGCTGCGACTATTCACGCCGTCTTGATTGGTGTACCCGACGGCGATCGTCAGGTTGCCTGTAATCGACGTGACGGTTTCGACCCAGATTTCCAAGTCGTTGAAATTGCCGTTTGGCACGCGCGCAGAGTAGGATGGTTGACCAGTCAGCGTGACGCTTGCATTGAACGCGTAAGCGCCCGCAAGCCACAGCCGGTCAAAAATGACCATGCGACCGGGCCAGATATTCGTCGCTTGAATGTTCCCAAGGTAGCCGGTGTTGCTGCCACTAAACGGCAGGATGCGCGGATACCCAGCTGTCGCGCTTGTCGGAACGACGCCAGCAGTCGTCGATGAACCCGCCAGTGTTCCGGTCGGTTCTCCGGTCGCGTCGAATCGCGACGAAATAAAAGACCCGCCTCGAGAAATAGTGCTCGTGAGCGACACCGTTTGCCGCGCCGCAGTCGTCAGCTGTGCAAGCGTCGTGATCGCCATTGGCTACTCCTCGCGCGGCTCTGGCTCCGGGTCGTGCTGATGCGGCCATCCGACGCCACTGCCGTCGTGCCCGCGCCCCTCGCAGAGCGCGCACTGCACGTCAGCTGGATGCTGGCCGGTACCGTCGCAGTCAGGACAGCGCATCAGGAGTTTGCGTCGGTAAGCGTGAACGTCGTGATCGTGACGGTCTGTCCGCTCGCGATCGACGTGTTGTCCAAGGTCATATCGCCGCCGCCGCCCGTCGCGGTGATGGTGCCTTGGATGCCGCACGTCGTGCCGTCGCTGGCGTAGACGCGGAAATGACCGGCCGTGCCGGTGTTGTCGGCGCTGAGGTCTTCCCACGTCCCGGCCTTCGTCATCGTGCCGCCGCTGGCTGCGTTCATCCAGTTGGACGGCAGATTGAGCGTTGCGAGCACGGTGCCGCTGTCAGCGGTGGCGCAGTTTGCGGGCTGCGTGCCGGTGCGGATTTTGAGGACGGCGCTCGTGCTGATGGTCGTCTCGATAGCGTCGAGGCGTGCGTTGCGAACTGCGACGGAAAGCTGAACAGCCATGATGTGCTCCTTACTTGATATCCCAGCGCTCCCGCAGGAAACGCATGACCAGACCGCCCGAGTCGACCTTGCCCGCACTCAGATGCGCGTGCTCAAGATGGCCGCTAAACGCAGCCTGCGCGCCTGGCGTCATGACCTGCGGCTCGTATCCCGCACACACGCGCGGAATGCCGAGGTCGTGCGAGAGCTGCTCCGCGAGAGACTGGATTGACAGGTACTGCGCGAACGAGAAGTTCAGCGCGGCGACTGGCCTGTTGTGCACGCGCACCGATACGGGCTCGCGCGGTCGAGCTGGTAGCGCAGGCTGCACGCCACGCGAGACAATCTCGACGCCGACCGTCCATTCGTTGGCCGTGCCTGCGTGGTAGGCCACCGTCGTCGACGGGTCCGCGCACTCCACGATGCGGCCGTCGAAATCAATGACGTAGTGGATTGAGAGCTTGCGCGAGCGCAGCGTCGAGCAGACGCCCTCAGCGGGACGCTCGCCTGCCGTCCAATGCCAGACCACCGCGCGCGGCGGCGACTTGCGCTTGCGACAGCCCTCCTGCGGCGGCTGCCACCAGCACGCAGGCGAGAGGGTCCGACCATCCACCACCGGCTGCTCGCACGTCATCGCATCGCTCCTATAGCCGTCCCAACCATCGCCACGCAATCATCCCAACGGCAAGCGCCGCACGCTCGCAGCGAAGCCAGATGAGCGCCTGCCAAAGCGCTAGCAGCGCGTCGGCTACCAGCGCCGCGACGAGCCGCCTCACAGCGCAGCCCAATAGCGGCGCGCAGCAGCCTCGAGGGCGCGCTCGAGTTCCTGCACCCGTGCGCGCGGTAGGCCGTCGACCTGCCGCGCCCTCACGAGCGCCAGCGCGGCGCGTACTAACTCGTCGCGTGGCGACTCACTCACGGGGCCACCGGCCTGCGATGCGCGCCGCAATGTCAGCGTCCTGTTGCGCGATGCGCTCGTCCAGCGCGCCGACACGCTCGATAGCCTCAACGATGGCCGCTGGGCTCTGTCCAGCGCGCGCCAGCCGTGCCGCCATGCGCAGCGCAGCCGCGACGATGAGCGCCACCGAGCGCGCCACGCCAGCGGGCGCAGCAGCCGCCGTCGCGTCCGCAGCCACCGCCGCAGCGTCTAGCCCGTCCGCGAGGCTCACAGGCCCCTCCCAGCCGCCGCAGCGACGCCTACCAGCGCAGCAGGCGGGCCAGCGACGTCGACGCCTAGCGCAGCCCCCGCAGACGCCCACGCGCCCCATGCCTGGACAAGCCGCGCCGCGAGCTGCGCCCACCGGCCGAGGTCAGCAGGCGCACCCGCAGCGGCGAGCACGAGCGCGTCGACGTACGCGTCATGCGTCAGGCGCAGCGCGTCGTACGCTTCGAGCGCGGGCAGGAAGCGGGAGACGACAACCTCGACGGCGCTTTCCGCGACCTCGCGCGTCGGGGCCTCGTCGACGGCCTCCCGCAGAGCACGACCGCGCGCGGCCACGAGCTCGTCGCCGGTCGCGTTGATCGCGACGCCCGCGACATCGGCAGCGCCCGCATGGACGGCCAGCGCGCTGGGCCCGCAGCCGGTCAGGCACGCGGCGAGCAGCAGGCCCGCCATGCCGACGAGCCACGCCACGCCGAGCGCGATGACGCCACGACGCTGGAACTCCCGCGATGCGAAGAGCGCGATCATGTCTCGCCCCCGCTTGCGTCAGAAGCCGACGACGTCGACGGCGCGCGCCACGATTGCAGCGTCGCTGCGATGGCGACCGCGAGCACGGCGAGCACCTCGCGCAGCCACGACGGCGTCGCTTCGGGCAGCACCGGCAGCACTGCCGCCAGCACCATCGACACGCTCGTCAGCCAGCCCACCACCATCGCGAACGTAACGCGCACTCGCGGGCGCGGTGCGGGCTTGCTCTTCTTCTTCGTCATTGCGGTGTCTCCGATTGCCTAGTCGCCCAGCGCACCACGGCGCGCATATCTGCTAGCTCGCGCTCGGTAGCCTCAAGGTCTGATTTTAGTTCGATGTTGCGGCGCTCGAGCGAGTTGACCTGTTTTCGAAGTGACTCGTGCACTTCGACTTGAAACGCGATGCGTGCTTCTAGCTCGCTCTTCTCGTCGGCGCACTGCTGGCGCTCGCGCACGAGCTCGCCGCGCAGATAGTCGACCTCGCGAGCAGCAGCTCGAGCGCTACCGTCGAGACGCCGGAATATCGCGCGAACAACAAACGCAGCGGACGGTGTCGCGGCAAGCGCAGCGATGAGTTGCCAAACATTCATCGCCGCGCCTCCAAGCCATGCGTCACACCAGCGTCGGCACGTCGAGGTAGCCCGCGATGCGCCCGTCGATGGTCAACTCCTCGCCCAGCCACGCAGCCTTGACGGCCTGCGCCGCTGCGCTGTTGTCAGCGCCGAGCGCCGCGATGCTCGGCCACAACGTCGTCGCAATCACAAACATCGCAGGCATCGTCGCGGCGTCGCACTGCACGAAGAAGCCGACCTCGCCGCTCGGCATGGTCGACGTGACAGCGCGGCCGTTCGCGAAAGCATCGCGCGCGGCGACACGACCCAACGGCCACGTCGTCCACCACGCAGCATCCTCAGCCATCGTGTCGGGCCACGGCGCGACCGGCACGACGACGTCGAGCAGCGTCGACGGCGAGCACGTGAAGATGGCGACCTCAAGCGGCATATGGCTCCCCGATGCGTGCGAACGCTTGACGTGCGCCAGAGAACGACGACCCGATGCGCAGGTACGTGGTGCCGTAACCCGGATTGGTGCCGACAGCGCCGGTTCCGTTGCCGCTCGTCGCACCCGCCACAGTCATTGTGAATGCGCTGCAATCAGGCGTAACCACAATCGATTGATGTCGCGAATAGACCAGCGAGCCCTTGGTAAACTGGGACACGCCTGCACTGAACGCTGAGGCCGCCGTCGTCGTGAGGCCGACGAAGTTTTCCGCAGCGCTTGCCAGGTGAAACATCGACACTTGACCTGATGGGTTGACCGTCTCAGTGCTAGCGCGCTGCGGACGAATCTCCGCGCGCCATCGACCTGTCGCCATGACTTGCGGCAGCGACGCATACGTGAGCACGTCAGCGTTGCGCGTCGCGCTGCCAACAGTTGTGCGAATGTAACTCGACGCGAAACTGCCAACAGTCGCAGCGCTCTTGACGTCGAAGCCCCAGACCTCGACGCTTTGCGCGCCACCACCAGACGCGTTGATGACGCCGACTTCTGGCGTCGTCGCGCCCGTGCCCCAGCTGACGACGTACTCGATGCGAGACCATGTAGTCGAGATCGGAAGATTGGCTGACGTCGCCGCTACGCCATCGCGGCCAACGATGCGCAGCCGGACGTTGCCAGTGCCACTCGTGCGCCGCGCAAACACGGTCGTCACGTACGTCGTGGCATCGGCCGTGCCGGACACCGTGCGCATGACCATGTCTGCCGCACTAGCAGTGAACGCGACGGTGCAGCAGTCAGCCGCGCCATCAGGCGCAGTCGCCGTCGTGCCGCTGATGCTCGCGCCAGTCTTCGTCCAACTCGCTTGATTGAGGTCTTCAGAATATTCGCAGAGGTTCGTCTGCGCACCTTCGAAGAGCGCGAGCGGCGAGCCGTCGATCGCGTCGTACCGAAGCACGTTGCTCGAGGCCCACGCGATGAACGTCGAGCCAGCGCCGCCCGGAGGCTGCGTGTAGAAGCTCGCCTCGCTGGTGCGCGTAAACGTGCCGTCAGCCCATCGCACGAGCGGCTGTTGCTGGAATACCGCGCCGCGACGACCACCGCGCGCGCCAGCGAGACGACGCGCCATGGCTCAGAGGACTCCGGGGCCGTTGCTGCGATACCACTTGAGCGTGCCGCCCGGCGTGCTGATGGCGCGGAAGTAGCGCTGCGTCGGCGTCACGCGGAAGGGCACTTGCACGCCCGCAGGGAACGGGCCGAAGCACGTCGCCGTGGTGACGACCGGCGTCGTGATCGTCGACGTGCCGTCCTTCGAAAACACGATGAAGAACTCGGCCGTTGAAAGGAACGTCACGAACTGCGGCCCGAGCGCGTTGGTCGCGCCCGTGATGCCGGTGTCCTGCGCGGCAGTCGCCGTCGCGGCGGTCATCGTCACCTGGCTGATGGCGTCCTGCTCCGGCGGCAGGATGTCGGCGTCCTCACGGAGAATCGTATCGCTCATGTCTGCTCTCCTCGCGCGCGTGGCGCTCAGTATTCGATGGCCGCGATGGTCGCGACGTAGAACGTGCCCGCGCCACCACTGACGCGGAAATCGATGTCGAGCGTCTTTGCGACTGCCGTGAGCAGCGCGCCGTCAGGCCAGCCCGTCGCCTCGCTGAGATCCTCGCAGAGAATGTCCACCGGGAAATCGACGGTGTACCAATCCCATCCTGTGCCTGGATTCGTGACCGTAATCGTTGCGGTGTTCGCGGTCGCGTTGTTCGTGATGCGAATCTCGCCGTCGGTCGTGGCGTCGCTGGCTTTGCACAATGCAGCGAAGCGCACGTTTCCGGTGGTCGACGTCGGAAAAATCTTTTTCGCGAGAATCGGCACAGCGTCAAGCACGATGCTGAATGTCCCGCTCGTCGTAGACCACGAATCGGCGTTCGTGTCAGGACGCGCGATGTTGAAATACTGCCTGCGCTGCATCGCGTTGAACGCGCCGACAATGCCGCCGAGCGAGGTGTAGTTGTTTTCCTGAATCGGCTCGCGCACTGCCGTCGTCGTCGTCTCGACACCGTAATCGACAGCGTCCTTGTCGAGCGCGATGCGCGGTGCCTCGAAGCAGGCGATCGACTTGACAGTGACGGTCGCGCTTGATGCCGCGTTCGTGATGTCGAGCTTGATTTCTTGCAGCGCCGCTGACTTCGCCGTCAGGTTCTCGCGATACAGCACAAGCGCGCCATCGGCGATAACGTAATCAGCTGGCGCGCCCTCAGTTGTGTCGACGGTGATGGCGGCGTTGCCCTCGAGCTGCACGTGCCAGACGCGTTGCACGGCGCGGCCGGGTGGAGTCACGCGATAGCGGAATGTCGCGGACGCACCGGCTGCGATGGTCTGCTCTGGCGAATAGCCCGGCACCAGCACCTCGCCGTTGCCGCCGCACCAGTTGGCGAGCTCAGCCGCGTCAAGCCACGTGCGCGCGCGGACGGCCTGCCCGGTCACGATGTCCAAGTGCTGGATGACAGGTCGCGCGGCCGGGACTGTCGCGGTCATAGCGCCACCTGTTCAGCTGCATACGCTTGCGTCGCCGTCACGCTCGATGCTGGCCCATAGCCCCACACCTCGACCGTCACGAAGACCGCAGCCACGCTCGACGGGTCGCCGCCGTTGATGGCATTCGGCACTGCGTAATCGGTAAAGAACGGGTTGACAGTGACGACGCCATCGGCACGCCAGAGGTTGGTGCCGTTGTTGAAGTTGGCGCTCTCGACAACCATCGCGAGCGGCGTCGGGAACGTCATCTGCGTCTCGGCGTACCCTTGCAAACAAACGCCGATGCGCAGCTTTGACGAGGCCGTCGAGCGGCCACCAACCGCGACGCGCACGGGATACGGCGCACCATCAGCTCCGACCAGCAACGGGAACGGGCCGAAGTTGACAAGGCGCTCCCACGTGTTTGCGGCCTTGTTTGTATAGCCGCCTGTCGTGGTCGAGCGCGGCGACCAGCACGTCAGCACGCGCGAGCGCTCGTCGGCATCGTGGTTCCAGTTGTTGGCGAAGGTCTGCCACTGGCTGGTCCGCACAGGTTGGTTGCCGTACAGACTGGCAACGATCAGATTGCCGACAATCAGGCCGCCTTTGTCGCTGGTGCTCATGCGCCCTCAGCTCGCGAATTGACGCGGCGGTTGATTTCCCGAATTGAACTCGATCACGTTGCCGCCTGCATCGTCGACAGCGATGAACGCGTACTTTTCCTGCTGCGCGACGACAAGCGTCGCCGCGCGGTATTCAAGCGTCAGCGTGCCCGAGGCAGGCGCGGCATTGAGCACTGCACGCACGGTGCGCGTGCTGGGCGTCACGGCTGTGACAGTGCCCGTGCGATTCGTTGGAAGCGCGTTGTCGTACTGCCGGACTTCGATCTCGTCGTCGATTTGCCAGACGTCAGTCGCTGCGTACCCGGCAGGCTGCGTCGCATCGAGGACGATGTCGTAGGTCGTGCCCGTGACAAGCGTGGTCGATGCAATCAGCGACGACGGCGCATAGCCCGCGACGCGTACCTGAGTCGTCAGTACGGTCAACTCAACGATGGCGTCTAGCGGGCGCACGCGGCGTCCGATAACGACGCCCGACGCGAGGGTTATCCCGCGCCCGCCTGACGTCGTATTCGGCAGCTGCGCGACCGAGACGGCTACCTGCGAGCCGATGACCGCGTCGATGGCGTCGAGGCGGCACGCGAGGGTGATCGTTTGGTACGCAGCGCCGAGCACACCAAGCCAGCACTGAGCCATCGCGAGGACTTCGCTGTACGGGATGCCAGAGTCATCGCCCCACGACGACCGTGGCTCGACCTTCATTTGACGCGGAAGCGGATTGCGGCTGAGAGCTGCTGCGTCTCGCACGACGAAGGTGCGCCCAACGTGTTTGCTCGTCTTCGCGTCAAAGCCGGTTTTGAGCTGGATGGTGTTGAGCAAGCCGAACGCCGACGGCTCAAAGCCAGGCATCTGCGCGCCGCTGAGGTTCTTCGTCTCGTCAACGGTGTAGTTCGTCGCCTCAGTCGCAGCGCCAACGCGGAACGGTCGGTAGCTGATGCGGCCGTCAGTCGTGATGTACGGCACGAGGCCGTACAGTTTGCACTCTTCCTCAAGCATCTTAGCGAGCGAGACGTCGCTGGTGCCGAGGTACGTGCGCGCCGTCAGCCAGTCGCGGCCAAGCGAAATAGCATCGACGTCGGTGGTGACGCTGGTCATGTCGACGTGGTCGCCGGTCACAAGCGGCATTCGGCCAAGCGCGGACTGTGTCGGCGAGTCAGTCACGAGCGCCGTCAGGAAATCTGCGACGGTGCCTTCGGTCGCATACGTGCGCGACGTGGTCAGCGATGGCACCGACGTCGCCGTGTACACGCGATAATCGCGACGGCGACGAGGACCACGCCGGAAGCGAGACGGGTCGGGTACCTCAAGCTCGGCCGAGCGCGTGACGCTGTCGGGCGTGATGACGTCGTAGCTCTTCGTGAGCGCGTCGAGGCCGTCAAACGCGGGCCACTCGAGGATGACCGTGTCGCCAGTCGCCAACGCGAGCGAGCCGCCGATATACGCCATCGGAGCAGGCGTGTCCTCGACGAGGCCGATCACGCCACGCGGCACCGTGCCCGCAGCGTCGACGCGGTCGAAGCTGTAGGGGTAGTAGCTGCTGCTTGAAGCGACGCCAAACACACGTAAGCCATCGACGCGCTGCAAGGGCATCCCGGGCGACGAGTAGATCGGATCGATGTACGCGGTCGACTGGTTCAGCGTCGCGACATTGCACCAGCGGTGCGAACTGTTTGGCGTCGAGTAGACGAAGCGCCACGCGCCGGTGACCGTTGGAGTCGCGGTCAGAGTCGGCTTCTCGCCGCTTGTGCGATTCAACGCGTGCGTGCCCCACGTGCTCGATGCCGTGCGGATCAGCGCATCGAGCGCGGCGCAGAAGTCCTCCTGCGTCTCGTAGTGCCCTGCGAGGTCCGCGCCGCCGACTGTCGCGTTGTGCGCTTCGGCGTCGTTGTAGTTTGCACCCGCAAGAATCGAGATGGTGAATTGCGGCGCAGTGTTCGCGGTGTAGTAGATACCGCGCAGCGTCGACGGGTCTGCAAGGTCTGCGGCGATGGATTGCTCGAGCACGCTCGCGACGCTGTCGAGCTCCACTTCCCACACCGTCAGGTCGCGCAGTTTTGGCTGCGCCGCGACGATGCCGCGCCAGACGAGCGTGCCCGTGCCCGTCTCGCCGTCGCCGTACGCGTAGAGGTACGCGAGCGAGCCCTCGATGCTCGGACGCCCGTTGTACTGGTCAGCCTCTTCGAAGGTCACTTCAGGGCGCGAGAGGCCCAACGTCGGGTCGACGTAGTGCGCCGTCGAGATGCTGTCGCGATAGTTGCGCTCACACGTTGGCGCAGCAGTGCCGCCGCCGCTGTCGATGCGGATGCATTCGTTGCCGAGGTAGAAGATGTCGCCGTTGTTGTGATTTGTGTTCGACAGCGGAATTACGGTGTCGGTGACGGTGATCGACGACGCGAGGTAGTTGATGCGCGACGGCTGGCGCACGAACGAGTCGCCCGTGCGATGCGAGCCGTCGTCGACGATGCGCGCCGTAAAGCCCTGCGCACGCAGCTTGACGGCCGCAGGGTCCAGCGACTCCGACCACTGAATGCTGCGCGCCTCGAGGCCGCCGATGCGCTCGCGGTCGTCTGTGCCTGCGCCGATGAGCGACGACGCGCTGACGAACTCGAGCGGATGGCCCGCGATGACGAGGCGATACGCAATCGGCCCAGAGCCGCGCGCGATGACGTCGGCCCAGCTCATGACGGGAACTGCGTCAGCGCAGGCAGCACGCGCGTTCTAAATGGAATCGACCAATGTCCGTCGTAGTCAGCCGTGATGCGCGTCGGGTCAAAGTGCGCCGCTTCACCGCGCATCTTGTAGAGGTCGCCCTCGCCGTCAACGCTTGTCGCGCGGTCCACGAGCGCAAACGGCAACGTCGCGCGAAGGTGCTTGATCATCGCCTCCCACGTCCACGTCACTTTTGTCGCGCTGCCCACGTTGGCTGTGCGGACGGCCGTGCCGCCCACTGCGCCGTTGCTGTTCCACTCGCTGTCGGTCGGACCTTCCAGCGTCTCAAACGGTTGCACCCAGTCGCGGTACGTCGGCAACTCGACGGGATGCGTTGAATACGACTGCCCGTTGTCGCTCTCCGCATATGCGATGCGCCCGCCGGGCTCGTATGTCTCGTGCACCTCCGACTGGCCCGCAAGACGCGAGACGAGAAGGTATTGCGGGCGCACCGTCGACGTGTAGCTGCTCGCGGCGCTGAGGTCACCAGTGAAGCCGAGGATGTCGCGCAGCGTTGTGCCTGCGACGCCCGTCCAGGTAACGCTAAACGTGCCCGACGCGCTTAGCGTGTACTTGAGCGTCGACAGGCTAAACGCCACCGTGAGCCCGGAAATCTGCGCCTCCATCGCGCTGATAAACGAATTGACGGCGACACCGTCCGCGCTGCCCTGCGCATTGCCGTGCACGTAGATGCCGGTCGCAAAGCCAAGGCTTCCCGTCAACCCGCCACCGAACACGGCCGCGTTAGAGCCGCTGATGGTGCCGAGGTTGAACGCCGCGAAGTCCCACGCGCACGAGTAGAGGTCACGCGGCATCACATACCTCGCCCGAGACGTCCGTGCGCCTCGCTGATCATGCCGCTGATGTCGCGCCCGAGCTGCGCGCGGTCAGCCGCGTACACAAGGCCCGACGAGCCCCAGTTGATGACGACCGTCGTACCTGCGCCCGTTGCCGCGCCAGCCGTCAGCGCAGGCCCGCCAGTGGCCGCAGCAGGGCCAGCGCCGCCACCGCCACCACCACCGCCGAACGCGCCAGACGCAGCGCCCACGAGGCCAGCCGCCGCGCCAACAGCAGCCCACTTGCCAGCGGCAGCGAAGTGGATCGCCGCAGTCGGTGAACCCGTCGCCAGTGCGCCGATACCAAGCGCTGTCTCTTTCAACCCTTGGATGATGGCCTCGCTTGCCAGCGATTTCGCGACTTGCTTGACCATGTCCTGCATGGCCTCGCCCATGCTGCGCGTGCCGCTAAGCCACGCGTCAACACTGCTCGACAGCGCCGACTCAAGCGAACCGAGCAACGCGCTGTTCATCTCGTCTTCTATGCGCTGGCGCTCTTTCGATACCTCTTCTGCGAGCCGCAGTTTCTCGGCAGCGGCTGCTTCGTCAGCTACCGCTTGCTTTGCGCGCGCGTTGTCCTGCTCGGCCATCCAGTTGTCGTCGCCGCGCCCGAGCGTCTCCATGTTGAGGCCCTCAAGCGACAGCGCGCCACCGCCACCGGCCTGCGCCATCAGTTGTTCAAGCGTAGGCCGACGCGCACCACCGCCGCGACCGCCACCGCCTCCGCCACCGCCGCGTGTAATCGGAGCAGTCGTCGGCGCACCAGTCGGTGCGGTCGTCGTGGTTGGACGCTCCTCCCGCTCCGCGACTTCTTGCTCCAATTGCATCCGGTATTCGACCACAGCATTCGCGCGTTCGAGTTCTGCGCGTGCGGCCGCAAGTTCTTCTTGATATTGATTGACTGCCGCAAGACCACGCGACCGAGCATAAGAGAGAGTTTGTTCCTCTCGTCGGAATCGTTCACTAACTGACGCGAATCGTTCTCCCGCTACGGTCAAATACTGCTCGGCTTCCACGCGAAATCCGGCCTGTTCTACCGCGGTACCTTCGCCACGTGCCAAGCGTGCTTTAGTTTCACGCAGTGATTTTTCACGCTCCAGTCGCGAAATCAATTCGTCAAGCGCTGGAAGAGCGTTTTGCCTGATAGAGTCTGCGGCCTTCTTTTGCTCATCAGACCAACTCTTCCAAAGGCCAACACCAGCCGTCACGGCCACGCTGATGGCGCTGATCGCGATTCCAAGCGGGCCGAGCCCAGCAGTCGTCAGCCCTTGGATGACGCCCGTCGCTGAACCCGCAACAGACACAACGCTTCCAAGCGCAGGGCTCAGTTGACCTGCGGCCTGACCTGCAAGACCGAGCGCGCTGCCAAACTGGCCGATCTGCACCTGCGACTTCTGCGTCGCCTCGCCGACCTTCTCGGTTTGCTTCGCAGTCTCGCCTGCGGCCTGCGACACGCCTTTCAGCGCGGTCGTCGCCTGCGTGGTGTCGTAGGTGATTTTGCCTTGAATGTCGAAGTCAGCCACGCATCACCTCTTCTGCTGAGCTTCCGACATCCGACGCTCCGACTCACGGCGCTCGCGCTCCGCTCGCTGGTCCATCGCCTCGACCGTGTTCTGCGCGCCGTCGATTTCGAGCAGCGCGTCGACGACGACCGCGAGCTGCTGGTCTACGTCAATCGCGCCGTGCGACCAGTGCCGACGCATCGCCATCGCAGCCGACACGACGGGGTCGCCGTACGCACGCCACGGGCACGACGTCGGCGTGTCGTTGGTCATCCGGCCGATGCCGTTGCGGATGCGCTCGACAGCAGCGCCTAGGCCCGCGCTAGAGCCGCGACGCACCGCGACCAGCCTCTCGCCGCCGCAGTCGCAGTCCCACGCGATACGCACGCTCCTAGCGTCCGCACGGGCCATGTCTAGCCCGCGACGGTGGTCGACGTGTCGGATCCGGTCGCCGTGTGGGTGTCCGCATGGGACAGGAGTTGCCGCGCCAGCACGAACGCCGAGGTAGCCGGAAGCGGCGCAAAGCCCCCGCCGAAAGGGCCGAGGCGACTCCGCGCGTACGCCACCGCTCCGATCTCGAGCAGCGCCTCGTATGAGATGAGCTCGCCGAGGTAGTCGAGCCCATCGCTGTCGAGCATCGGCCGCCCGTCGCTCGACTCGCGCGGGAACACCGTCTCGCTGCGCCACGCCAGCGGCTGGCAGACCTCCGCACGCACCAGCGCATAGGACAGCGCACGCAGCCAGCGTGACTCAGCAGTCGGCAGAGAGTCGCACTGGGCGCGCTCATAGACGCGCAGCGGGCGCAGGACGAACACACTGGCACGTGCGCCCTCGACGAAGCGCAGCAGCTTGCGGTCGCGGTTGCCGTAGCGGATGTCGTCCTGCCGCTCTCCGACAGCGCCGAAGTGAATCGCGAAATCGCGGCCCATTGCAGCACGGTCAATGGCGGGATCGAAAGAGACGCTGACGTGTAGCTCTTTAGTCGGGTCGGATTCGTAGTGCATACGTGCGCCTCCTCAAGCGCAGTCTGCCGAGTTGCTATCAGAAGATGTGAATGCGGAAAGCGCTGCGCTGCACGTCCGTAGACGGGCTGCTGATGGCTTCGTCGTTGCGGCCAGCCCAGCTCACGAGGAAGCCGTAAAGGTCATTCGCAGGCGTGCGCGGCGGCACCACCGAGAGCTGCACGGTCGGCGCGCTAAGCAGCACGATGCCCGCCGTGGTCATGCCGACTTGCTGGAACAGCGAGAGGTCGGTGCGATTCGTGTCGGCTGTGATCCAGTTGGTCGCCGCGTCGTCGTAGACCTGCACTTGACCGGTAATCGCGCGACCGCGTGCACGCTTCCAGCCGATCATCCCGCTGTTTGCGGGGCCTTCCGGCGACGTGACCGGCAGGTTGGCAAAGCCCGGCGTCCACGTGCTCGAGGAGTGCGACACAACGTTGCGCGTCTGCGATGCCGTGATCGTGCCCGTGCCGAGAATCAACTCCGACGTCATGTGCGCAATCGGCGCGAAGTTCGTGATGGTCGACGCTGCGAGCGACGAGCTCCCGCGCGCCCACGATGCGCCCGTCATGTTTGCGGACAGCTTCGCGATCTGGCCCTGCGTGATGTCGATCGCGAGCGTGCCCTGCATTCCAAGGCCGATGAAGCGGTCGCCCGTCTCCTGGCCTTCGATGATGACTTGCAGCGTCGATAGAAAGCCCGCCGTGTTGTTCGTCAGGGCGAATGTCGTCGGCCAGATGATGGCAGCGCCCGTCGCAGGCGCGAACGAATGCGCGACCTTCGGCACGATCGCGTTGGCCGTGACGCTGAGAATCTCGCGCGCCTCATAGACGCCGCTGCCTGCCGACGTCTCGACGGCATACGCATAGCCCGGCGAGCCGAGCGTGTTGCCGTGACCAGCCGTGACGTTGACGCTCGTCGTGGTCGAGCCCGCCGTAACGTTGGTGACCGTAGCCTGCGGCGTGCCCTGCTGCACCGCCCCCATCAGCACGCCGAGCAGGCGACCGATGGCCCAGTTCGTCGTCGGATTGGCGAATGTCGCGTTGCCGCGATTCGGCGACGACGTGCTCGCAAGATACGTCTGCAACGCAAGCGTCGAGGACTTCTTGCCAAGCACCATCTTTGAGTTCGCAAAGGCGTGCAGGAACTGCTGCTGAAGCTCAGGCTCAAGGTGGTCAGTGAGCCCGACGAATGTGCCCGAACTCTCAACGATAGGCAGGTCGAGAAAGTTTGCGAGCGTGCCCGTCTCATCAACGGCGAACGCAGCCTCAGCGGCGATTCGCGTACGCCCGAGAGCAGAAACTTGAACGGTCATTGTGAATCTCCTTAGACGATGTCGGCTGCGGTGAGCACGACGCCCGTGAATCGCTGCTCGAGCTGGTAGAGGCCACCACCATCGGTCTGCCCTGAGCGTGCCGCGTCATCGCGCGTGACCGTCGTGCCCTGCCACATCAGAACGCCACTCACGATGCCCGTCGCCACGCCACCGACCGTCGTGGACAGTTTGCCGGGCCACGCCAGCGCCTGCGCGACGAGGTCCGTGGACGACGCCGCAGCGGCCTTCACCGCGGCGTATTCGGTCGGCAGCAGTGACTGCGATTCGAGGAGGTAGCTGTACGTCAGCGTGACCTCGATGCCGCGCATCCAGATGTTGGACGGCTGCTGCGGCCGGTCCTCGAGCATCGGATACGCGACGGCAATCTCGACGCGCGCGGTCGTCGCGGTGCGCAGCGACAGCGTGAGGTCGGCGGTGCCCTGCGCCACGTCGCACGAGAGCAGGCCCGGCGTGATCGCGCGTACGCCCGTGGCGGTGCCTTCGAGCACCTCACGCAGCGCGCGGCGAATGGCGACGTCGGCGACGGCAGTCATCAGCGCAGCCTCCCGTTGACGATGAACGATCCGACTTGCGCAGCGATGCGGTCAAACACGAGCTTTGCAGGGCCCGCGTCGTCGGTGAGGTCACCCGAGCGCGTGATCGGCATGAATGGCCGCGCTGGAAAGAAGCGTGTGCCGAACTGCTGGAATCCTGCGTATTCGATGTTGCTGCTGAAATAGATGGTGCGTGCACCACCGCGCGCGACCGTGCGCTTGCGCAACATTCCAGTGTCGACAAGCGGCGTATTCGATTTTTTCTTGCGCTTCTTGATCGTCTTCTTGCTGAGTTCTTTCCAAGGCACGCCAGTCGGCGACGCGCTGAGATCGAAGGTCTTTTTCATGAGGCGGTCAATCGCCTCAGCGCCGACCTTCATTGCAGGCGTCATGTCCTGCGTGCGCTTCATCATCGCGCTCATCTTGCGCGCCAAGTCCTGCGGACTGCGGCCCGGTGGGTAGGTGACACCCATGTCAGAACAACGAGAGATTGCGCAGCGTGAAGACGGGGTCGCTGCTCGTCATCTCGGTGCCGTTGATGATGTCCGCGCCACCGTCGCCGCCGAGCGGGTCGCGCTCGAGGCCGGGCAAGTCGACGCGCACGCCATCGGTCGCGTACAGCGACGACGGGTCAGGCACCGTCGCCACGATGGTCGCGGGGATCTCGACGCCGCGCGCATAGAACGACGCAGTCTTGAGCCAGACGCCAAACGACATGAGACGCAGCAGCTCGAAGGCGTCGCCGCTCGACGGCACCTGAGGCGACAGGCTGACCGACGAATACCCGCCTTTGCGACACGCGCTGAGCACCGTTGCGTCGGCCGCAGCGATATACGCCGAGCGTGCCCCTGCGTCGCTCGCGATGGCCGCGTACTGCGCGGGACCACGCGTGCCGCCACCCAGCATCGACTCGATGTAAGCGTCGGTCAGGAGAGCCATGTCACGCCTCGCGCTGGAAGGTGTCGGGGCCTTCGCCCTCATCAGCAAAGGTGATGAACGTCATGCCGCTTGGCTTGCGCACGCGCAGCTCGATGCCGTTCATCCAGTCGATGCGGACCACGACGGCCTCGCACACGACGCCTGTGGCCGTGATGAATCGGACGCGCTCGCCAGGAGCCACCACAGCGCGCGCCGCAGCCTCGATCTCCTCAGCCATGGGGGCGTCGCTGACGACGGGCGCAGCGGCCTCCTCGACCTCAGCAATCGACTTCGACGTGCGGCGCGCGCGAGCCATCAGCCGCGCCTCTGCTGCGACGACGCGTCGAGCTTCGCGTTGAGCTTCTCAAGCGTCGCGACGATGCCCGCGAGCACCGCAGCATCACCGCCGGGCGCTGCGACCTGTGCGGCCGTCTCCGCGATTGCAGCGGCCTTCCGGCGCTCGTGCTCGATCTCGATGGTGTCGAGCTCGCGCAGCACCTCGACGCGCGTCAGCGGAAGCACGTCGCGCAGCGCCATGAGCCGGAACTGCGACTCCGCGCTGATCGGGCACTCGGCCTCGCTGCGCTTGGTCTGCTCGCACCATGCGGCGACGTACTGCGGGAGGTTCTGCCGTGCGGCCTGATACTCAGCCTCGCGCGTCTCGACCAGCCGCTGCAACGCGGGAAGGTCGCTGCGGTAAATCTGGATATCGTGCGTGCCTGACGCGTAGATGCGGCCGTCGTTGAGCATCTGGCCGAGATGCCCATCGCGCACGGTGACGCGCACGAGCAGTCGAGTCTCAGGACGCGCGTTGCTCGCGACGTGCCCGTATGGCGTGTGGTGGTCGTATTCCATCTTCATCTCCTCATGATGAACGCTGCGATATGCAGCGGGACCATCGGCGGGAGTTGCACCCGCCATCACGCTCGCGCGCGATTGCGACTCGCATGGTCTTTGTGCGTGACCTGATTAGGTCACATCGGGCCGCTACAGGATGCCTCCGAAAATACAGGGCCACATCCCGGCCGCGACCTGACCGTCTGCCACGAGGCCGAAGGTCAGCGCGTCATTCTGCATGACGGTCGGGCTGCTGAGGTCGATGTCGAGCTGCTCACGTGGAGCCGCGCCCTCGACGAAGAAAAGCGGCTTCGCGCCGCCAGGGCCCTCACCCACGAGGTACCAGTAGTCGTCCTGCGTCCCAACGAGGCGCGAGTCGACGACGAGGTCGACGAGGCCGTTGTAGGCATTGCTGACTCCCGCGCTCGCGACGACCGCCGCACCAGCCTCAAGGCCGGTGTTGGCGACCGAGCGACCACGAATGTCCATCTTCGTGATCTCGCTGCCGACGAGGCGGTTCTTCGGGCCGACGATGAGGTAACGCGGCACGATGCGGAACGGCTCGCCGTTCTCGCGACGCAGGCTCGTCATCGACGTGAACGCCGAATCGAAGGTCAGCGGCGAGAGAGCGCTGGTGGTGGTGTTGCTCTGATTGCCCGCAGGCCCATTCGGGTGCGCGCTGGAGAGCAGATTGACGCCGTCGAAACCAACGGGGCCCGCGCCGCTGTTGGAGAAGAGGCCCTGATGGATGACGAAGTCCTTGTAGGACTGCGCCGCCGACATGAACTTGCGCACGCGCGCCGCGACGATACCGCTGCGATCGTACTCCGCGTCACGACGACGGATCTTGAGCTGCACCGCCCACGTCGTGAGCAGGATGTCGAGTCGGTACGCGCGGCTCACGCCGGTCTGGCGCGCGCCGTCGAACTCGAGCCAGTTGCCGAGGAAGTCCTCGAGGATGACGCTGGTGGTCGTGCCGCCATCCGCGGGGATGATCTCGGTCATCGCATTGACGAGTCCTTCGTCAGCGCCCGAGGTGAAGAGTTCGTCGGCCATCGTCCGAAAGACGGTTGCCGCCGCGTCAATCGCGGTCTGATTGATGACGTGTGAAGAGTCAGACATGGGTTGCTCCTGAGTGTGATTCTGTTGACGCTATCAGAGCGTCGCCGCGCCGCGGATACGCACCCAGCCAGCGGTGGTGGAGACGGCCTGGATGAGGTCGCCGACCTTGACGTCGTTGGTGCCGAGAGCGGCCGTGGTGACGAGGTCGCTGTCCGAGATGACGACGGCAGCGCCGACGACAGCCGCGAGCGACGACGCAGCGCCAAGCAGCTCCTCGTGGCCAAATTTCACGTTGATGGTCGCGCCAGCGGCAGCGCTGACGACCGTCTCCGTGGCGATGCCGACGAACGCGCACGAGGCGGTGTCAGCGCCCGGCAGCGCGAGGCCAGTGGCCGACGTCACCATCACGAGCGAGCCCTCGTAAATGGTCGTGCCGGTGGTGCAGGTGTAGGTCGCGTAGGAAGCGAGAGCGTCGTTGCGCGTCTGACGCGCGGTCATTGCGGTGAGTGCAGCCATGATGTGATCTCCTGGTGAGCGTGGGATTCAGCGCGCGTCAAGCGCCCGAGTTGCGAGCCGCGTGCTTGGAGAGCATCACGGCGACATGGTCATCCGCAGCCTTGCCACGCAGGCCAGCGGCCTTTGCGTCAGCGCGGAAAATGTTGACGAGCGGGTCGCTCGAAGAGAGCTTCGCGACGCTGTTCTCGCGCGCGGCCTTCGGGCCGGTGACGAGCGCGCCGACAGGCGGCTGCGCGGTCGCGGGAAGCGCCGAGTAGATGTCGAGCGCAAGAGTCTCGTTCTGCTCTGACGCCTTCACGAACGTATCGCGCTGCGCCTCCGTGACGCGGCCCTCGCCCATGAGACGCGAGAACGACGCCGCGATGCGGGCCGTGCGCTCGAGCGCCTGACGCTGCGCACGCTCCTGCGACAGCTCCGCGACCTGCGCCTGGAGCGTCTGTACCGTCGCCGCGAGCTCGACCGCGCGAGCCTTGTGCGCCGAGAGTTCCGTGGTCTGGCGCATCATCTGCGCGCCAGCGTCGGCGCTCATGCCGCTCACCGGGCCCGCGACGAGCATCGCCGCGATCTGGTCGAGCTTCTCGGTGATGGCCGCGACGACGCCAGCTTCGTCAAGGCCGGTCGCTTCGGTGAGCTTGCCGAGAATCATCGTGCCAGCCGCTTCGCTGGCCTCCTCAGCCATATCCTCGACGTCGGGCATCTCCTCGATGAGCAGCTCATCCGCGAGCTTGCGGACGCCAGCAGCGATGCGCGAGAGGCCCTTGACCTTCTTCTCATCCATCATCATCTCAGCGACGCCCTCCGACGCGATTTCCGCGACGGGCATCGACTCCTCTGCCATCGCGCCAGCGAGCGCAACGAGCGCGTCAAAGGCCTTCTTCATCTTCTCCGGCGTGGCGTCCTTCTTGAGGCCGAGCGCCGTCGCGATTGCCATCAAAACCTTCGTGGGATCCATTGCGAGACTCCTTGTGGATTTCCGCGACGGAGCCCCGACGCGGGAGAGAGTGATGGGCGTCATGCCCGGCAGAAATGGACTCGGCGTGAGCCCAAGTTCGTACAGCTCAGCGAGGCCCGCGCTCTCGCCGGTGACGCGGTCAATCGGCGCGAAGTCCACGACCACCGAGCAGAAGCGCTGCGCACCAAGCGCGATGCGGTCAGCGGCGTCTTTGGTCCATTCGACGTAGCCCCACAGTTCGACGCCCTGCGCACCGTCGCGAATCTCGAGCGCCTGAATCCAGCCAGCCGCATCGATAGGCACGCCGAGGTCGTGGCGAGGATGGCCCCACAGCACAGGCACCGGCTGCTCGCCCATGTCGTAGAGGCGCTTGATGTCCGCGAACACCGCGCGCGTGAAAGCGAACGGCCCAGCGGGATGGCCGTTCCACTCCGACTCATAGGCCATCTCGACCCACGAGCACGCTGCGTCCACGAGCAGCGGCGACTTCATCGTGGGCTTGATGCCGTCAGCGAACGCGCCCAGCGACGCACGCAGCGCGAGGATGCGGCGGTCAGCGAACGCGGTTGCAGTTTGCTTGGTAGCCATCAGGTCACCTCACGAAAGACGATGCGCCGAATCCCGGCGTCATCACAAAGCCAGCGGGAATGCTCTCGACGAAGTCCTTCGCGAGGCCCTCGTCGTCAAACTCTTCTTGCGACACGGTGACCAGACTGCACCTACACATGAATCCACCGGGAGGCGCAATGACGCCAAACGCAGGATTGTCAGCGCGCCAGACCTTGCTTTCCATTGGCGCGTGTTCCGCTCGAACGCGATTGTCGCGCGCGGTGAACCACTGGCGATAGGGCCGCGCGTCGATGACGTCGGGGTCGTTCATCTGCTGCCAGCGGCCAGCGCCGTAAGCCGACGCGACGTTGGTTCTGTAGACGTTCTCGAGGTAGCTGGGATCCGCAGGCGCGATGCCGAGCGTGATGGCCTGCGTGTCCATCGCGCGCGAAAAGTCACGCAGCGTAGAGCCCGTGTCGAGCGTGCGTTGCAGCTCCTCGACAGCGCGCCGCGAGATGACGTCGAGCTGCTCGTCAGTCGCCATCGACGCACGGCGACGGTACGCGCGCAGCACTTCCTCGAGGATGGCCGGGTCACCACCGCGCTCGCGCCAGAACGCGACGGCCTCCGCGAATGGCATCTTGAGGAACGACGGCCGCAAGTCCGTTGCGAGCTGCCGCTGCGCGCCCATCGCGTCGAGCTCGACAAGCCGCACAAACATCTGGCCCGCGAGGTCGCTCTTGACCGACGCTTGATAGATGAGCGCCTCAAGCTGCGGGTCGCCCTTATACGCGGCCACCGCCTCGCGAATCGCGTCCTCTGCCGACGCTGCTCCCGACGCACCCTCAGCAGCGCGCGCTATAGCCTCTCTGACAGGCGTGAAGAGCACGACCGCATCAAGGGTCGTCTCAGCGGCGACAACGTACGGGCGGCCGATTACCGCGCGAACACGCGTCGCTTCGGCTTCGTCTGCGAGGGCGCGGACGTCACCGAACTCGAAGACGTCGTCGAGAAGGTCGGCATCCCACCCGCCGAGCCCGCTGATGTCTGGAAAGGGGAAGCCGTGGACGCACCCCCGAGCGTGTCGGCGATGACCTCTTCGACCGGCGCAGGCTCCGCGAACGGCACGCCCGCAGGCGCTGGCGGTGGCGCAGGGCGCGCGATGTTCTCGCCGCCGTCCTCGACGCTCCAGGCAGGCAGGCCCAGCGATGCGCGAATCTCATTGACGCGCACCGCGCCGACGTTGATGGCGTCGAACGTGATCGGCAGCGTGTCGTCAAACAGCGTCGTGATGATCGGCAGCGGGATGTCAGCGCGGCGCAGATTGTAATACGCCAACCACCTCACGACGTCGCGCGTGATCGAGCCCCACATCAGCGTGGCATCGAGCTTGGACCCTTCGAGCCGCACGCCGTCACGCGTCTCCGTGCTCGAGCGCGAGCCGTTCGCGCCGCTGAGGTAGAGGTCAGGACTGACGCCGAGCGAGAGGAAAATCTCCTCGTTCAGCGACGCGCGCAGCTCTTTCCAAACACCGGTGCTGCCAGCGCCCGCAGGGTCGATGATCTTGATATCCGACGTGCCCGACGTGACACCGACGCTGTCGGCCGTGAGCTGCTGCAAGTCATCAAGGATGCGCTGGCGCTGCGACGAATCCGACGACGCCGCCATCTGCGCGAGCACGAGCGGATTGCCGAATCGCTCAGCGCCGACAAGCCAGAACGTCCATACGTTCCGCTTGAACATCCAATAGAACACGCACGCGAGGAAATCCCCTTGATCCATCGGACGGCCGGGGTCCGTCCACGGCACGTGCGTGAGAAACTTCGCGGGGAAGTTGGCGGTGTTGTACCACTGGTAGTCGTAGTCGCGGACCTCGAGAGTCCAGTCCTGCGCGTATCGCAGATTGCGAGTCTGCACCGGCACAGGCTGCGGCATCCACGCGCCATTCATGCGCGACCACACCAGCTCATGGACGCTGATGCCCATGCCGATGCCGTCGAGCACGCGCATCAGAAACGTCTCGCGAGCCTCAAGGCTGTTGAGCCATTCCTTGGTCAGCTCGACCAACTCCTGCGCTGCACCGCGCATCTCAGGCGCGACGTCAGGCGGCATTTCGACAGCGTAGCGACGGCCTGCCACCGACGAGCGGCGCGTGGCGTACGCACGACGCACGACAGGGTCACGGCGCATCTGCGTCGCCATGTCCGCCCAGTACTCGTAGTTGCCGAAATCCAGCTCACGCAGCGCAGTCGAGATGCGCCCCGGCGACACCGGCTGGAGCGCACGGCCCGTGATGGCGCTGAGAGGCTGCGGACGGATGACGCGCCCCATCTCAGGGATGCGCGTCGCCGCGCCCATCGGCTCAGGCGTGGCGGCTGCGACGGTGCGTGTCGCGCGCGACTTGCGGGTTGTCGTCATCGGTATTGCTCCGAGGGCGTCAGCCCCAGTAATTCTTTCGGCCGCGTGAATCGCGCGGCGCGTAATCGCGAGTGAGGTCTGCGCTCACGCGACGGCCAGTGCTCGCGACTGGTGAGCCGACGTGCATCTCTGAGAGCAAGTCGAAGGCCGCTGCGAGCGCGTCTACCTGGTCATCGTGCGCGTCGTTCTGCCCGGTGAATCTGGCGACCTCGTCGCACAGGTCACGTGTCCACGCAGCGCCCTCGCGCACGAGCACGCGGCCTGCGTTCCACGCTGCGGCAAAGGGAGTCGCGCGAGAGTACTTGTCGCCAAGCGCGGGCTTCACATCGACCTGCAAGCCCACGCCGCGAGGTGGCGGCAGCGCGAGGAAGTCAAGCGCACCACGGTCAGCGCCGCCTGCGTAGATGCGCGTCGCCGTGTGCGGCCACCGCGCTTTCAGCTCCGCGAGACGCAGCGCGAAGTCACTCGCGCGCATCTGTTCGCGCATCACGTCGAGGACGTAATACCGAGCATCCGGCCCGATGCCGTGCTTGCCCATCACGACAGCCACCGACCAGTCAGCCGACGTCCGCGCGCTGTACGCGAGGTCGAGGCCGATCGCGCGCGAAAGCTCCGTGGGCGCGACTGCGTACGTCGTCGGCGACGCCGAGAACACCGCGCCGCCTCGTGCTCGAGGCTGGCCCATGTAGAGCGCTGCCCACTCGTACGGGCCGACCTCGCGCTCGCGCTGGCGCAGGAACTCACGCGGCCTCTGCGACGGCCAAAGCGACTCGTCGTCAGCGGTAATCGCAGGGAGGTTCACCGTCTCCCATCCATCGCTTTCGAGGCGTCCAATCAGGTCGTCCGGGTGCCATCGTGTATGGACCACCACACACGAGCCTGTCGGCGCGATGCGCGTCAGCGCCGTCGAGCGCAGCCAGTCCTCGACCTTGTCGCGCTCGCGTCGCGACTCAGCCTCTTCGCGATTCTTGTGCGGATCGTCGACGACGACGATCTGCGCCGCGTATCCGGTCAACGGACCGCCGATGCCCGTCGCGAGCAGACCGCCACCCTCGACCAGCCGCCAGCGTCCAGCCGCGCTCGTGTCGTCGCGAAGAGCTAGTCCAGCCTCACGCGCGAGGTCGCGAATCTCCTTTGACCTGTCGTGCGCGAAGTCCGCGCTGTAGGACGCGTAGACGACAGGCCACGTCGGCTGCCGCGACAGCGCCTGGACGATGCCGTGCTGGATGAGCGTCGTCTTTCCAAACTGCGCAGGCACCGAGACGCAAGCCCTGACGACTTCGCCGCGAATGGCGCGCTCGAAGAGCTCGGCCACTGGCGCAAGGTGATGCGGCGCAGACCAGCGCGGTGACAGCGCGGGCACGTACTCCACAAGCGGCAGCTTCGCGCGGAGGTCGCGCTTCGTCGGCGACTCTGCCTGCCTCAGCTCTGCCAGCCTGAGCGCCGCCTGCGCTGCGAGACTGCCCCTCGCCCGCTGTAGCTTGCGCGCCCGTATCTGCTCGCGGACGTAGCCGCCCTGCCCCATCAGTGCGCCTCGTCGCCCTCGTCGGCGTCGCCCTGCGCATCGCCCTCGCCGACGCCAGCCAGCGCTGCCAAGAGCGCCGCGTACCACTGCGACGGCAGCACCTCGCGCGCGACCTCGAGGACGTCCTGCGCCGCTTGGTCCTGCGCTTTCAGCACCATCGTCTGACTCGGCGCGTATGCGTCAGGCATCATGCGCTCGAGCATCCACGCTCGCGCCTTCCAGTCTTGAATCTCGCCGTTGTCGGTAGGCGTGGCTTGCAGCCGAATGACGTCCAGCGTCTCGGCCTCAAACTCTGCGCGAGCGCGAGCGACGGCCGCAAGGAACTCCGAGTATAGCTGGTTGCCGCGCTCAGCTTCGCGCTTCCAGTATTCCGCGTTCCGCTTGTCGACGCCCTCGGCCTCAAGTGCCGATTGCAGACGCAATCCTGCCCTCACTCGTGCGCATACGCGCTTCGTGAAGGCTTCGGTGATGACGCTTGGTCGTGCCATCAGGTGACGCCTCGCCTCGCGATTCTAAGTGAGGACGGCATTTCAATCCCGTGCAAGCCCGTTGGCGCGAACTGACACGAATAGAAACGAACACGCATCGGCACTACTTTCGGCGCATCTCGCCGCGCATCCACTCGTGCAGCTCGGACTGCACAGCGACGACGCCGACGAAGGTCTTGTACGTTGGCGCAGGCTTCTCCGCGCGTGCCGCAAGCTTCTGCGCCTGACGGTCGCTGCACCCGAGCACCGTCGAGATTTCCTTCCAGCCCTGCACGTCCCACGGTGTCGCGCGTGTCGCGGCCATAGCGTCCAGCCTCCCGTCGCGCGGTATCAGCCCGCGCCCTGCCAGTCGTGAGTATAGCTCCGCGATGCCGTCGCGTCGGAGTGCGACGACGTGTCCCACTGGCACATCGACGCCGAACACCGCGCTTGCGTGCTCTGCGACCTCTCGCGGCGACGGGTCGTCGTAGGGGTCGACGCTGTCGGCGCTCGGCTTGCCGCGCACCGCGAGCCGGTACTTCGGCTGCTTCTGGCGTGCGCCCTCACCGCGCATCGGCTGCGGATGCTGTAGCGGGACGCGCGTGCCTGGGATGCCGAGCGTCGCCCAGATGACCACCTCGCGAGCCTGCTCGGCGTCGAGGCGCTGCGTGGCCGGATACGTCGTCAGCGTCCACCCTGCGGCGAGGCACTGCGCCCACATCCGCGAGATGGGCGCGATGCGCTCGACGGCACGCTGGCCGGCGTCTCCGCTGGCGGTGCCTGACGCGCCGCGATGCTCCGGCTCGAATCGCGACGGCGACGACGAAGAGCGCACCGGCGCACCATCGACGCGCACCTCGTCGAGAGCGCGCAGGGCTGCGAGCACGCCACGGAACGGCGGGCGCGACGACTCGCCTCTCGACTCCCGCGCGAGGATGAGCAGCGCCATCCGCGTGGCCTCGTCTGCCAGTCGCGCACGGCGGGCCGAGTGCTCGGCGGTGATTGTCTCGATGGCGCGGTCGTCGAGGCTGGCGATGGCCGGGTCGATGACGGGCGCGGCCTCGAGGCTGGCGACGAGCTCGACCTCCGCGACGTGCTCTGCGAGCACCTGTCGGACGTCGATGCTGAGCAGGCTGCGTGCAGGCCGCTTCACGCGATAGCCTTTGCGGCGCGCTGGCGGCTCTTTGGCGGGGCTACCTGCTCGCGCTCGACCTCGCGCACGGATACGACGATGCGAGGCTCTGCGCGGTCGATATGCGTATCGACGAACAGCGTCTTCACTTGGCTGTCGTCTAGGTACAGGACGCCGTTCAGCGCGTCGAGGATGGTCTTGGCGATGTTGTCGATGTCGCGTCTGCGCGCGTCTGGCAAATATGCGTCGATGTCCACGCGATAGCGCGACGCCTTGCTCGGCAGCCATGGACCGCGAGGGCGCGATGCCTGTGCGATGAGGCGCACGGTGCGCTGGTAGGCCCGCTGCTCCGTGGGCGTGAAGCGGCGCGTGCCCACGCTGGCGGCGCGCTGCCACGGCACGACAGGGCCCGGCACGACGAAGCGGACGTCGAGGGTCATCGCGCCTTGCCCTGCATCGCGGACATTGCCTCCTGCCGCAGATGCTCTTCGCGTCGAGCTCGAGCGTCTGCCTCGTACTGCTCGCGCGCCTCTCGTGACTGCTGAGACGTGCGCCCAAAGTGCTTGGCGTGCGTCGGGCTCATGCGCTTCTCAGCCGTCGCCGCCGCAGGGTTCTTCGCGATCTCGCACGCGCCGCACTTGCCCGCGACGAAACCGGGGTGTCTGCGACACTGCGCTGGGAGTTGACCGGCCATCAGTTCGAAGTCCTATCCGGTGCGATGTCGAGTTGCACCACAATCTGTTCGAGACGCATCGGGCACCAGCGCGGCGGCACCGTGGGCGGCTCAGTCGCGAGGTCGTCGCTGCCGACGATGAGCCGGTCGTCCTTGACGCGACAGGCGTGCTCGATGCGCAGCGCGTCGGCCGACTCACCGATGATGTCGGTGGCCGTAAACGGGCACGTCCCACAGCCGCCGAAAATGATCAGGCGCATCGCGGGCGCGAGCGTAGCAGCGTGCAAGCGCGGCGTCATCGATGCCTCGCGCTCGGCCAGCGCTTGCGGCCTTCGTTGTGGCGTACCTTTGCGACGGCCACCGAACACACCGGCCCGCAGTAGCGCACGCGATGCTGGTACTTCGCGCGCACGAACAGCTCGCCGCAGTGCCCGCACTTTGTCGGCGGCTCCTTGCGATACGGACCCGGCCACTTCGTCGTGCCGTCGCGTGGCATCTGCGGGATGCCGCTCTTGAAGAATGCCGCGTTACAGTCGGTCTGCGCTGCGGGCCAGTGCGCCGCGACTCCGCAGCCGTAGCACCGTCGCAGCGGCTCTCCGTCGTTGGTCTTGCCGTCGTCGTAGAACACGTGCTTTCTCATGCCTTGCGTGCCTTTGCTTCGGCTCGGAGCCGTCGCTGCTGAATGCGCTTCGCAGTGATCCTCAGCTCGCGCGAGCACACCGGCCCGCACGTCGAGCTGTTGCCGTGTCGCACGTTGCGCCGATACCGACGCTCACAGATAACGCACGTCGGCTCTGCGCCCTCGACATACGGGCCGGGCCACTGGCCCTCATGCAGCGGGCCAAGCGAGGACGACACCATCGACACGCGGCTAAGGATGACCACGCACGTCGCGTGAGCAGCAGGCCAGTGGCCGAGCACTCCGCAGCGACGACACCGACGCAGCTCGCCGCCGACCTCGCGCTCGCCCTCGTGCTGCCAGTCGTGCGGCAGGTAGACGCCGACGTCATCGAGCTCGTCGTCATCAATCATCGCTCCGCTCGCTTTCGCGCGCGAGCTGCCCGTTGCTGCTCGAGACGGTTGCGATGCAGCATCGTCCGCGAGCACGACGGCCCGCACGTCTTCGCTTGCCCGTGGCTTGTAGGACGCCGAAACGAGCGAGCGCATTCCATGCACTGGCCGATTTGGCCTGCGTTGTACGGGCCGGGCCACTGGCCCTCATGCAACGGCGGCACGTGCTCCGGCTTCCACGCGCGGTAGTCGAGAACACCGATGCACGTATCGTCCGCAATCGGCCAGTGGCGCAGCGCACCGCAACGCGCGCATCGGTGCCGCTCGCCGCCGACTTCGCGGTGGCCGTCGTCGGTCCAATCGTGCGCCAGGTATTCGCCATCCAAAGTCACGGCTGCTCGCCTGCCTGCCGCTCGCGATACGCTGCCGCGTGGTCCCGATTGCGCTCGCGCTCGTGCTCGCGCACGCAGACTGGTCCGCAGTAGGCGAGCGCGCGGTAACGCTTCGGCTGCCGGAACCGCGCCGAGCAGCGCTTGCAGGTGCGCCACGCGTTGTGTTTGTACGGTCCCGGCCAGTGGACGACGTCCGCAGCAAGCGTCGTGCGCTCGTCGCCAGCGCGCTGCGAGATCATCCACGGGCACGCCTCGCGCGCGCCAATCCAGTGCGCGAGCATTCCGCATCGAGCGCAGCGTCGACGAGGCTCGCCCCATTCAAGCACGCCGTCGATCTTCCACGTGTGCGGTTTCATCGACGCCCCCTGCGGTCTGTGTAGAGCGTGGAATCCTCGACGGCGTCGACCTCTTTCAGACTGCCGCCCGCGCCGCGCTTGAATTGGAACGTGACGCCATTGCCGCCCGTCTTGCCTTTGACGATGCGGCCGTGGACGACCGCGCTGTCCTGCTCCTCTTTGCGCCACAGCACGATGACGAGCTCCGCGAGGTGCGCGAGATCGCGTGAATCGCGCAGGTCGTGCTTGCCCGGCTCCTTGCCCTCGCCGCGCTCGACGGTGAGCTGCGATGCGAGCCAGACCGGGATGCCGAGTCGCGACGCAGCGGCCTTGATGCGCGACGCGATGGTGCGCACCTCGAGACGCGTGTTCTCGGTCTTCGTGCTGCACGTGATGGCCTGCGCGTAGTCGACGAAGACGACGTCGCAGTGCATGACGCGCACGAGTCGCGCCATCTCGCGCACGACGTCGGAGTCTGTCGCGCCAGGAATGCAGCTCGTGATGAATCCCGCAGTCGGTCCAGCTTGCCGCGTCGTGGCGACGGCGTGCGCGATGCGCTCGTGGTCTTCGTAGCTGAGCTGCTTGGCGCGGATGGCGTGCCCGCTGACGCGCGAGAATCGCGACAGCAGACGGTCCTCGATGAGCTGGCGCGGGTCTTCGATGCTGATGTATCCGAGCAGCAGTTTCTGCGCGCCGAGCTTCTCGCCCATCGTCAGCGCCAGCGACGACTTGCCGACGTTCGTGTCTGCGCCGACGATGGCGAGGTCGCCGGGACCAAGGCCCGCAATAGCCTCGTCGACGGCGCGAATACCTGTCGGCACCAGTCCAATCTGGTCTGTGCTGGTGGCTCGCAGATACGCGCGCTCGACGCCCTCCGCGAGCGAGAACGATTCGACGCTCGACGCTGCGTCGTCCTCGAGCGCGGCTGCGCAGTGGACGGCAGCGCCCGCGACGTTCTCGGTGCGTACGGCCGCGAGCGCGTCGAGCAGGTGCCGCTCCTTGCGCCGCAGCCCCGCGAGCGCGAGCACGCGCCCGTGGACGACCGCGACGTCCACCAGTAGCGCGCCGCCCGTTGCGAGGGCGTACACGGCGTCAGCGCCGCCGACCGCATCCAGCTGTTGACGCTGGCGCAAGTGCGAGACGACGGTCGCTTCCGTGACGCGCAGCGACGCGTCGAGTAGCGCACGAACCGCAGCGGCGACGGCCTCGTGCGTCGGCGTCGTCCACGCGTCGGCGGGCACGCTGTACGCGTCCGCGATGCGCGGGTCTGCCATCATCGCGGCGAGCAGCGCACGCTCGGCGCTCACGTCGCAGAGCTGGTCAGCCTTCGAGGTCACGCCACGGCTCCTGAGGCTTAGGGGGAGGCGGCAGCTTAGCCGCCCAGTTGGCGCACCATGCCATCGGATCGATGGACTTCGACGCTTTTTGCCACGCGTCGTAAGCAGCTCTGGCAACAGCGTGCGGGTCGCAGTCGTGTTCGTAAGCAAACGTCATGATGAGCGCAGCCGTCTCGCGTGCTTGGCGGCGATGGTGTGGAGCAATCGGAATCTTCCACGGCGTGCCTCTCACCTCGCTGACAGCACGCTCAAGGTCACGCTCGTTGAAGTTCTCCGCGTCAGGCTCCGGGAAGCGAAGCGACTCGTCCACCAACACGGATGCGGTTACGGACGGGCTGGGTTGGGTTTGGTTTTCGGTAAGGATAGGAAGGGAAGGGAAGGGTATGGTATGGGCACTGTTACCAGTACCGTTAGATGATGCGTTAGTAACGCGATCCGATGGCGTTACATTTTCGCCAGCGTAACGCGTTACACTTTCAGATTCATGAATGATTTTGCGACCCGCTTCTCGCTTCTTGTTGTCGCGATGTCTGCGAACACGCTCCGCTGTTTCGGAGCGATTATGTTCAACTTCTTCGCGCGACTGCTGGTACTTGAGCCAGTTGTGGAAGCGAAAACCAGTCGCGGTTTTCTCCCAAAGTCGAACGCGAATCAACTCGGCCGCGGCCTTTTCGTGACGCGCGATGCCCAGTCGCGCGACCTTGCTCAAGTTGATTTCGCCATCGGTCAGGTGCTTTCCGCACCAGCTTCCAGCCAGCGTCCAAAGCGCAATTGCCTCGACGGCGTACTTGCCTTCGAGCAGCGCTTCAAGCTTCGGGTGGTCATGAAACCCGTCGTCCACTTTGAACCAGACCATCAGCGCACCTCGCTTTCGGCGCGCGATCTAGCTGGACGGACGACCGTTTTCGATATACAAAACCGCATCGGGAAATCCTTTCTTTCCTGATCACGGGCTCGGGCGCTGACACGCCGCGAGCCCATTCTTTTACGCGAACACGTCAACGCTACTCTACACGCCACGGTGCGTCAAACACCGTGCGCTGAATCCTAGCGGCCCATCCTCCTCGGCCAGCGCGACGAGGTCCGCAGCCGACAGCCGCGCTAGCTCAGCCTGTAGCCGCCGCAGCGTGGGCCGCGTCGCATCGAGCGCCTCGCGCATTTCCGCGTCACGCACGGCCAGCGCAAGGTCGCAGCGGGCACGCGCGCGCACGAGGTCGGCGTGCACCTCGTCGATGTGGCGCGTGCGGTCGGAGACGTCCACGGCGACAAGCTCGCGCCACGCCTCGAGCACGCGCGCGTCCTCGGGAAGCCCGAACCACGGCGGCAGCACGTCCCGCGCTTCGATGGCGTCGAGGTCGGCGGCGACCAACGCGGACAGCCGGGCGCGTCGCACGGCGTCGATCATGCGTCAGCCCCTTCGTCGGCGCGTACAATAAGGGCCCGCAGTTCCGCGCCTCGACGGTCGCGGTAGCACGTCAGCTCGTCCGCGAGGCCATGCTCGCCAGCAGCGCGCAGCCGCAACACCTCCGCGCCCATGTCGCGCATCTGGCGCACGTAGTCGGCGCGCAGCGTCGCAGGGCACAGCCTCGCGGACGTTCCCATTACCGCATAGCCTTTCGCGCAAGGATAGCCGCCCGACGAAGCCACGCCGACGGCGTCAGGTGCTCAGCCGCGGCAACCTCGTTCAGTGCGGTTCTCTCAGCAAGGGTTAGGCGCAAATTGAACCGCTCGGCTCGTTGCCGTTTTGGCTTCTGCGGATTCGTGCGCGGTTCAGTTCGGTTCTGCATGGCTCATCTCCCAAGCGGAATGACGCAAGTCGTACACGTAAGCTCGCGACTGACGCTTCAACTCATCCATCATTTCGTTTGCAATGTTGATCTCATAACCCAGCGTCGTCGCAAGTTCGATGAACATAGAACAAAGGCTAAACCATATCCGCATTGCATGGCTCACCGCGATGATGGATTGCATCAGACTTTCCGACCACTTCAAACAATCGAAATCGGTTGTTGAGGTTTCGCCCGCGGTAAACGTATCAACGTGAAAATCGGCAAGCTGGTTCTTTATCTGATGGAAAAACAAAGCCTTAGCAATCGCAGGAGAATTGCTCATGTAGACGTTGTATGCGTCGTAAACGTCACACTGGTCGAAAGCCGACGCAATCACCTTAGATTCCAATTCATCAAAGATCGATGATTGCTCACGCACCACATCTGCAATCTTTGACACTGCAAAACACGCCTGCGTAAACGCCTTCCGATAAGATGTAATGACCTGCTGTTCGTAGTCGTTCATCAACGCCGGAAACGCAGGAGACTCCATCTCTTTCGCATCACGTAAGGCATCATTGAAGTTCTTGATCGCAAGGCTGAGCGCGTGCATGGCTTCTTCTTGCGTCGTGCTATGTTCGTTGCTGTTCATCGTTGCCCCTTTCAGCGGTGAATCGCCCTCGTGTCGCCTGCCAGCGCACGGGGGCTTGTTGTTGGATATGCCCAGAGTCGGCCCATGGTACGTACCACCGTGGCGCTCGTCGTCAAGTAGCCTCCGCATCAAAGTGAACCAGCAGCCAAACGCCTTTCGTCGCGGGTAGGGAGGTCGCGACGGCGTCGAGCTGCTGGTCCGCGACGTGATTACGCCGCGCGCGCCGTCAGTGCAACCGCCAGAACGCGTTCGCCGTCTGCCCGCAATCGACGCGCAGCCAGCCGAGGCGCAGCGCTCGCGCGGTGTCGTGGCCTCTGTCGCCCCAGTGGTCAGCGGTGCATCGTCTAGGACCGCCACGACGCGCTGCGACGAGGGCGCGCTGGTAGCTGTCGAGCAGCCGCCGCGTGCTGTCAGTCGCAGGTAGCGCGCGGATGCGGGCCTGCCTCTTCGTCGGCGTAGTCGCGCGGTGGACGGCGCAATACGCGCGCGCCATGCGGCCGACGCTGACGTGTGCGCGTCGAGCTCGACGCTCGAGCACGTCGAGGATGGCGTCCCAGTCGGTGCCCGGCACGTTCTCCGCGACGAGGCAGCGCGCGACGTCCTCAAGGTCGCCGGGCTCCGCGACGGGCGCGGGGCGTGGCTGCGCCTGTAGCGGCGACGAGCACGAGCACGAGTCGAGGCCTAGGCCGACGATGATGCTTGCGGCAATCGCGCCCATGATGACGTCGTCGAGGAAGCGGCTCATGCGTCACCGCCCTTGCCGTTGATGCGCGGGTCGCCGTCCTGAGCGGGCAGCGCTGGCGACACCACCTCTTCGTCGGGCAGCGCCACGTTGTCGGAGTCGCGCGTCGCGAGCAGCGCGCAGATTGCAGCGTCGCGCAGCGCGGCGATGGCCTGTGCACCGCCACGACGAGCGACGGCGATATGCCGCGATGCGAGGTCGAGCAGCAGGGAGCGGCGCAGTTTGCGGTCCATCACGTCACCTCCTTCGTGAACGAGATGTTCCAGCCATCGCGGACGCCCTCGATAATGCGCGACTCTACGATACGGACGGCGATGCCTGTCATAGTCGCGCGGCGCTGCGCCTTCTCAGACGCACGCACCGCAGCCTCGCGCGAGCGGTGCCTCGACAAGCGCACCCACTCCCACGAGCTGCCGTTCCACACCGTAGACTCGACGGCCCACGTCACGATCGTCTTGCGGTCCATCACTCATCCCCGCTGCTGCACGCCGCCTCTGCTGCGCGCTGGTGGCCGTCCTCGCGGTCGATGGGCGCTGCCTTGCGCGGCCTGCCGCGACCACGCTTGACGGGCGCGACAGCGGCGACTGCGTAGCCGGGCTCGTGCTCGGCTGCGACGGGCTGCGCGTACGGCGGCAGCGGCTGGCCACCGAGCGTGCCGCGCTGCGTCTCGATGAGGTCCGCGATCCACCTGGAGATCGACGTTTTGCCCGCGCCGGACAGCAGCTGCGCGAGGGCGTACGTCTCGACAGGGACGCGGGCGTACAGGACTGGGAGCGAGGCAGATGGTTTCGTCATGGCGCGAGCGCTAGCACGGGCCGCGCTAGCACGCGAGCGGAATCTTCGAGAATCGTCGCGGAAGAAAATCGGCACGCACCCCGAAAATAAATCTTGACGGGTGCTAGCACCGGGCGTAGATATAGGGGGTCAGCGGCGCACGGGGCGACGCGACGTAACAAGGTGAATGACCATGAATCTCTACTCTATCACGAACCGCACGTCGGCGCAGAATCTCGGCCTCTACCCCGGCCGCACCGCCGACGAGGCGCTCGACGCCTACTACAGCGACGCGGGCTACAGCTGCCGCATCGGCGCGGCTCGCGCGCTGGACACGACGGTCGACGCGCTGCTCGCGGACCTCATCGTCGTGGAGTACGACTACGCCGCCGACCTCGCCACGCTGGCCGCTGCAATGGTCGACGACGACCGCACGTCGGGCGAGTGCACCGCCGACGTCCTCGACGACCCCGACGCGGGCAGCAGCGACCACTGGGACGCGCGGGGCGTCTACGGCACCGCAGCACTGGCGGGCCTTTCGCGCGCGACCGTCGACGCCATCGGCTGGCCCGCCATCCGCGACGCGTACGCCGCTGCGTGGCGCGCTGCCGTCGAGCTCGAGCTGAGCAGCCGCGACGAGGTGGCGTCGTGACCTGCGTCTCCTGGCGCATCGGCGGCACGTGGCGCTCGCGGATGACGCTGCCGAGCGGGCGCACGGCGGTCAGCGTCTCGCACGCGACGGTCGATGCGGCGCAGCTCGACGCGCTGCTGATGCTGGCGCAGACCGCGCAAAAATAAGGGCTTCGCGAAAATCGACAGGCACCGTGCAAAATAAACTTGCGCGGTGCTAGCACGCGGTATACATATCGGGAGTCAGCAGCGCGGGGCTGCGACGCAACAAGGTGATGACGATGACGCGCAACGAACACGCCAGCCGCCCGAATCGCGAGAGCCTGATCAAGCGGCTTGGCAAGGTCGGCCTCATGATCCGCGCGCGCGACGGCCACGCGTGCCAGTACTGCGGCGCGACTGAGGCGAGCAGCGGCGCGAAGCTTCATCTCGACCACCTGCTGCCCCGCAGCGCGGGCGGCGCGGACGTCGCGGGTAACCTTGTCGTCGCCTGCCGCTCGTGCAACAGCACGCGCCACGATATGCCGCTCACGCGCTGGTGCCGTCAGATCGGCGTCGACGTGCGCCGCATCCGCCGCGCCGCTGCGCGCCCCCTGCCGACGACGGTGGCCGCGTGACCGCCCACCGCTGCATCGCTCCCACCGACGACGCCGCGCAGCAGCTCTGCGGCGCACGCGCGACGACGACGCGCATCGTCGACGACCTCGTCTGCCATCTCTGCTCGGCGCACGCGGCCGAGCTTGACCGCGAACAAAGTGAGGATTTCATGACCATCGACCATCTCAGCATCGGCATCGACAAGATCAGCGGCACGCGCACCGAGCGCGGCATCCGCTACTACGCTCACGAGATCGGCGCGTACATCATCGTCAGCGAGGACGACGTCGCGCAGCTCGGCGCGATGCTCGAGGCCGGTGAGCCCGACGCGTACAGCGTCTGGTGCAGCGAGACGGCGTACGAGGTGGCGTCGTGAGCCAAAAGACTTTGTTCGGAATCCAGAACGTGTGTTTCTATGCGTCCCCTGATGGGGAAGCACGCTACTACCTCACGCGCAAATCGCGTGACGTCGCACTCGCCGCGCTCCGCGACCTCGCGGTGTCTTGCGGCCTTGCCGCGTCGGCGGCGACCGTGGGGATCTACCCCGTCAAGCGGGTCGTGCGTGACGTGTCCCTCGCGGAGACGCTGATCGAGACCGCGGCCGAGAACGAGCGCGAACTCGCCGCTTGCGTCGAGGTGGCGTCGTGAGCCGCACTGCACCACACCCGCACGTCGGCCTCCACGCGGCCCTCACGGCGCTCGCGCAGGGCTGCCAGTGCGCCGCCTGCCAGCAGCTCCGGTCGCGCGTGCTGCGCGCTGGGAGGCCGTCGTGATGGGCCGCTACTGGCTGCGCGTCCGCGCTGAGTACGTCGTGCCCGTGCTCGCCACGTCGCGCGAGGATGCGCTCGGTCTTGAGCCCGGCGACCTCGTCGACGACCTGACGGCTGAGCGGCTGTACTCTGCCGAGCTGCTGAGCGCGTCGCCCGACAGCGAGCGGGCGCATCTGGGCGCGGTCGCAGAGAGCATCCTCGACGCCGAGCAGCGAGCGGAGCACGACGTCGACCTGGCGATGCTCGAGGTGGGCGCGGCGGTGCGCGAGCATTTTCAGCACGTGCGCGGCATCCCGCGCGAGACGCTCGAGGCGCACGTCGAAGACGTCATTCGCGGAATCGCGGACGAGATCGCGCGCGAGCACATCGCGGAGGGCGACGACGACTGGCAGGCACGGCGCGCTGCGCTGGCAGCGGGCATCGGCAAGCGGGCAGCATCATCGGCTAAGGCATACACAAAGTGGAGGACTGAAAATGAGTGACACGACGAACAAAGTGGGACTGCGGCTCTACGAACTCGCACCGGCATACGCGTATCTCATTGACGCGCTCGACGAGGACGGTGACGCCAGCGACGGCCACGCGCACCTCGACGCGCTCAGCGACGCCATCGACGCCAAGGCCGCGTCCATCGCGCACGTACTCGCGCAGCTCGACGCCGAGGCCGAGATGATGCGCGCGGAGGAGAAGCGGCTGGCGGCGCGGCGGCAGGCTCGCGAGCGGCGCGCGGAGTCGCTGCGTGACTACCTGCGCATGAGCCTCGACGCGGCGGGCGTCAGCAAGATCAGGTCGGCCACGCACACCATTAGCGTCGGTGACGGGCCGCAGCGTGTCGTCGTCGAGGACGAGGGCAGCGTGCCCGCCGAGTTCTTGCGGACGAAAATTGAGATTGACAAGCGCGCCATCCTCGATGTACTCAAGGCGCACGGCGAATGCGTGCCTGGGACACGCGTCGAGCGCGGCCGCGTGCTGCGAATCAAGTGACCCCTATCCAAACAAGGTGAGAACACATGACTGATATCATCAAGAGCAGCGGCCTCGACATGGTCGCGAGTTTGGCAGACGTGCTGCGACTCGCGGACACGCTGGCGCAGGCGCGCGGCGGCTTCATCCCTGACCATTTCAAGAACTCGGCGCAAGTCGCTGCGGTCATCCTCGCAGGCCGTGAGCTTGGCGTCGGCCCGATGGCGGCGTTGCGCAGCTTCTACCTCGTCAACGGAAAACTCGGCATGGACGCCAGCTTCGTGAGCGGCCGTATGCTCGCGCACGGCATCGCGCTCGAGTGGCTGCGCGACGACGACGAGTGCGCGTCGGTGCGTCTCAGCCGCGCCGGGATGCCGCCGTACGTCTCGACGTTCTCGCGTCAGGACGCCGAGCGTGCGGGCCTGTGGGGCTCGGCGACGTGGCGCAAGTACCCGCGTGCGATGCTGAGGGCGCGCGCCATCACGGCAGGCGCTCGCGCGTATGCGGCCGATTGCTTCGCGGGCAGCGTCTACACGCCCGACGAACTGCGTGGCGGCGACGACCGCGACGAGCAGCCCGCGCAGCGCGTCCAGCAGTCCGCTGAGCGCGTCGAGGCTGCGTCGTCGCCTGCTGTCATCGAGGCGCATGGCGAGCCCGCTACAGCGGCGGCAGCGGTCCTCGACGACGCGTGCGCGCGCATCGTCGCGGCGTACGACGTCGCGAGCACCGACGTCGAGATCACGCAGTTGCGTACGGCGCTCGTCGCGCAGCACTGGCAGCAGCTCACGAAGGACGACCGGGCTCGCGTGACGTCGGCGGCGCATCGTGCGCGGCAGCGCGTCGAGCAGGCGCGGCAGCAACTGATCGCGCAGCTCGAGGCCGAGCGGCGTGCGGACATCGCAGAAGAGGAGGACCAGTGAGCGCAGACCAGAACAACATCAACCTGACCGGGCGCATCGTGCGCGACGCTGAGGTGCGTCAGACGAAGAGCGGCAAGTCCGTTTGCAACGTCGCGCTGGCCGTCAGTGGTTATCGCCGCGAGGACGAGACGACGTTCTTTGACTTGACGCTCTTCGACGGCAAGACCGGCGTCGCACAGTTTCTCAAGAAGGGCACGCGCGTCGCAGTCAACGGGCGACTCAAGCCGCGCAAGTTCACGCGCAAAGATGGCACCGAAGGCTTCGGCCTCGAGGTCGCAGTCAACGACTTGACCTTGCTTGGCGGCAAGCAGGAGAGCAGCGGCGACGGCCCGCTGATCGAGCACAAGCGCGGCGCGCGCCCTGGCGATAGCTGGGCCAGCGATGCGGCGAACGACACCGATGACATTCCGTTCTGATGATGACGCGCGCGAGCAGTTGCAACGCGCACAAGCGATGATCGATGCGCTCGGCCGCACACTCTATGCGGCGACGGTCGAGCGTGATAATCTGCGGGCCGAAGTTGATGCCGCGAAGCGCGCGCTGGGAAGCGCGTGGACGCGGGGCACGTTGGCCGATGGCATCAACGCGAAATTGCGATGGCTTGAGGCGATGATTGGTCAGGTCGAGCAAGCAAACAAAGTGAGGTGAACATGAGCACGATGGAAGAGTCACGACTGCGCGATATGTACGACCAGCTCTGCGAAGCGCTGGACAAGGTCGCTGAGGCGCTGCACGCGCACGGGGAACCGAACGACAAGGTGATCGAAGCAGCGCAGGCCATGACGATGCGTGCGTTCCGCGCCGAGGGCGAGCGTGACAGCGCCAAGCGGCTCTGCGACATCATGCGCGACCACCACGACCGCGAGGTGCGCGAGCTGCGCGCGGAGCTCGACGCGGCAAAGCGCGAGTTGATGCTGGCGACCGTTGAGCGCGACACGCTGCGCCGGGCCGAGGATGCGGAGCGCGCGTATCGCGAGCGGCAGTCAGCGCAGACGCTCGCCGAGATCAAGGCGCTCGGCGCGAAGCTGCGGAGTGAGTCGTGAGCCACAAAGACGGGCGCGTCGTGCTGTCTGCGTGGGTAGAGCCAGTGCTGCGGGACTATGCGCGCGAGGCTGCACGGGCCGCTGGCGTCAAGTTCTCGCTATGGGTCGAGGGTGCGGTGCAGCGTGCCGTCGCAGAGCAGTCGGCGGCGAAGGCGCTGCGGATATACCCAGTGCACGCGTCGCATCTGACTGACGTTGTGACGGCGCTAGAGGACGAGCGTGACCGCCTGATCGGGCACGGCTGCGATGGCGATGAAGTGAACGCTGTCGCGCTGCTCGATCTGTATCAGCGGCGGGCAGAGGAAGCGGAGTCGACTCTGCGCTCTCTCCATCAGGAATATCGAGACGCCGACTCAGAGGAGCTTACACGTGATGCGCTGGAACTGAAGGTGCAGCTACTGGAGCGCGCGCTGGCAGATGTCTGCAAGGCGGCAGACAAGATCACGCGCTGGGACTTCTCGCCTATCTCTGTGGCGCACCCTGATTCACAAGCCATCATCGACGACATCGCAGCTCTTTTCGATGCACTCAAGAGCGCGAAAGGAACGCAGCCATGAGCGCCGTGATCAAGCTCTGCGCCGCAGTAGTGCGCCAGCAGGTCGGGCGCGACGATGCAGAGGCTGAAGCGTGGCGACTGTCTGCACTTGGAGCACGCGAGGAATACGACCAGCTGCGCCGAGAGCGTGACGAGTTCAAAGCCGAGGCAAAGGCGGCACAGCCGTCTGTATGGCAGCCGCATGAACCCGTCGATCGAACTTCTTACGTAGCCAGTCTTGAGTCCGAGCTGACCTCGACCAAGGCGGCGCTCATCGACGCGGCGTTGATTCACGCCAAGCTGATTCAGGAGCGCGACGAGCTACAGGCCAAGCTCGATGCCGAGCTTCCTGCGATGTGGCGCGAAGACCTCGCGAGCCTCAACGAGTGCCTTGAGCGGGTCTCTGAGGAACGGGACAATAAGAACAGCGAGCGCATCGCCGCCGAGCACCGCGCGATGGTCGCCGAGCGGGAACGCGACGAACTCAAGTCTCGCCTCGCGCACGCCGAGGCCGACGCGGAGCAGGCGGTACACAACGAGGCGTTCAACGAGCGCCAGCGGATCGTCGCGTACATTCACGCGCGCCTTGCGTACGCGACGATGGACGATCGCGTGTCGATGCGCGAGCGCGGCGTGATGATCGATCTCGGCAACGCCATCGAGCGCGGGGAGCACGAGCGATGACCTGCAACCACAACTGGAGCGAGGAGACGTACGAGGGCGTGCCTTCGCGCTTCTGCCACATCTGCAACGAGTGGGAGGTCGAGGTCAACTACGATCGCGCGCTGCTGGCGATCCACAACGTCGCGATGCTCGCCAAGCGGCTCCACAAGACCGACCCCGAAAATGCGGAGCATTTCCTTCGATTCTGCCGCGAGGCGGGCTGGAAAGATTCCATCCTGAGAGGTGAGCCATGAGCCTCTTCACCGACGATGGCTGGCGAAGGCTGCTCGACTGCCCGCGCTGCGGCGACGCCTGCGAAGAGATGCCGCCGAATCGGCCCACCGATCCTCGCCACCCGTATCCATGGTGGCAGGAAGGCGACACGGGGACGTGCTGCTGCGGTGCCCCGCTCACGGTGATCGTGGATGACGGACGCGCGTGGCTTCGAGACGATGAGGAGGAGTGAAATGGGTTACACGACGACCGTATTGCGACTGCGCGACGCTGACCGGGAGACCGAAATCGCCTGCGAGGCGCTCGATGGAGACAGCGGCGACGAGGCCGTGATCGAACTAGCCGTTACGCTTGGGTACGGCAGCATGCCCGCGAATCGGCACGAGGGATACGTCCGGCTTAATCGGCGGCACTTCGATGCCCTTGCCGAGTGGGTTTTCAACCACGCCGACGCTCTGCGAAACCGCCAGTGGGCAGAAGAGAGCGCGCCCGATGAGGATCTTGAGGACTGCGCCGAGGAGGACAAGTGAGTAACAGTCAATGGCACGCGGATATGTCCGAGGGCGAACGTGCCCTTCGCGAGTGGAAGAAAGAGCAGGAGGGCCTCCGCGTCGAGGTGGCGAAGCTCCGCGAAGAGAACGCTCGCCTTCGGGCGGCGCTGCGCGGCCTGTTCAAGCCTGATGGGGTGCCCTACGCGCAGTGGACCAGAGAGATGCACGCGGCGCATATCGTCTTGGAGGGCGAACGATGACCCCGCATCGAACCATCTACGTCATCGACCGGCGACCCCGGTACGCCCTGTCCTACGCCGTGAGCATGGTGAACACCGCGCCGAACGAGGCCGAGGCGATCCTCAAAGCTCGCGAGTGGGCCACCAAGAGCGGCCAGACCTACTACGTCCACAAGCTCGCTGCGACCGACACGACGTGGCAGCAGGTCGCGATGGTGACGCCATGATCACCTACAAAGACTGTCCCGAGTGCGGGGCGCGAAAGATCCACAGCACCGTGCGTCTCTGCGAGGTCTGCGAGACATGCGAGAGGTACGAGTCAAAGCTCGATGCGCTTCGCGCCGAGGTCGAGATGCTCCGGGGCGTGGGGTGTCGCGAAGCGAAGGCGGGCGAACCTGAGAGCGGCCCGTGCGGCGTGTGCATCAAGTGCGCCGAGGAGCGCGGGGCCGAGCGTTGGCGCAACGCGCACCACGAGGCGTGCGTGCGCCTGCAAGAGCACGACTGTGGAGAAGAACACGCGCGCATGATGGGGTACTTTGTGGAGCTTCAAAAGCGCGTCGAGGCCGCGGGCGAGTTGATCTCGCAGGTGGGTTGCGACTGCCCGTGCGACCACGACGAGGAGAGCCACGACGAGGAGTGCGAGCGGTGCCTGCAATGCCTGCTCTGCATCATCTTGTGGCCTTCGGTGAGCAAGTGACCACTGCCGACGATCCCCGCGATCTGCGCGACGCGCTCGACTCCATCGCACACGGCGCGCTTCCCCGCTGGGGCAAGCCGACGACCAAGATGGGTGAGGAGGCGCAAGTCGCCGCCCGCGAAGTCTACGAAAGATGGGTCCGCGCCCTGCATCACGAAAGCGCAGCGAAGTTCGCCATCGCCAAAGCACAGGTCGCCGAAAGCGACCACCGCACACACGCGCACGCGATGACGGAACGATGCGAGACGGTCGAACGCGAGCGCGACGAGGCGCGGGCCGAGAGCGCGCGACTGCAAGAGCGCGTCGCCACGCAGGACGACGGCCTGCGGTATGGCGAGAAGGTGTGTGCTGACCTGATGACCCAGATCGAGGGTCTGCGCGGAAAGCTCGATGCGCTTGCCACTGCGCATGAGCGCGATCTGATCGCGATCTGGCGCGTGCTTGGCAACTACCACGAGCCGCCATCTTCATCGGAGTCGGTGATCGATGCAGTCCAGCTGATGCGCGACGAGCGCCGTCAGCTGCGCGCGCGGCTGGTCGAGTGCCGCCCGTGGGTCGGCGTCGTGCCCTACCCGAATACGCCGGGATTCTCCGAGATGATCGCGATCCGCGACCTTGCGGACGACACGCTTGAAGAGGTGGAGTGATGCGATACGGCGACCGGGGACCACAGGTGCGGGAGCTTCAACAACGCCTGATCGCGGCGGGGCTTCCGCTGCCCGAGTACGGCGCGGATGGTATCCTCGGAGACGAGACGTGGGCGCAGCTTCAGAACTACGCCAACGACTCGTCGCTCCAGTGGGCACCCGAGGTGCCACCCGCCGTCGTGGAGGCGCTGATGATCGAACCCGTCAAGGTCGTGGATCTGATCTCGAAGCAGACGAACCCGCCTGCTGCGAAAGACAAGTGGAAGCTCGGGCGCGACGGGAAGGTCGTCGTGCGCGAC